GAACCGGCTACCAGGAACACTGCCTGATTACCTTTTATGACTGCTTCGGTGGTAACGGTCTTACGCAGAAGGCTCTGACGCTGCTCGAACAGCTTCACATACTCCTGTCGGTATTGAATTTGTGGTGCGTTATTTGCCATTGTGGTGGCCCCTTTAATCCGACGGGCAGCCTAATCATGTGCACTATGCACCGTCGGGCGGGTACCGTCTAAGTTATGGAATACTTCATCCATCGCTTCAGGGGTGACCGGCTTGGAGGGCTCGGGGTGTCCTTTGAGGGGAGCCGAGACTTGCTCTTTGCAAGCGCCTTACGCTTTTGGCTTTCAGATTTACGGTGCTCTTACGAGGGTGACCATGTCTTCTGAACACGCTAATAATCTCATTTTTATTGATAAACGTCAATATGGGATTATAATCATACGCTAACCGAGTAATAAAATCACCGAATTAATGGCAAGCAAACGGCGTATCAGAAGGCTACAGTGTGGCAGTAAGAAAAAACATTCGAGCGCACAAATAGCCTTCATTGCTATGAAAAAAACAAACTTCTCTGACCCGATGTGTGTCTATAAATGCCCGCATTGTCATTGTTTTCACATCGGTAGAAAGAAGAAACAGCGCTGGTAAAATTGGCAAAAAAGAGGCGGAAGGTTTTTATGCCTTCCGCCCAAGGTGCTGTACTGTAACGAACCTACTTCTTTTGCGTGTTTCTTTCCCTGAAGTCAAGCAACTTACGATACTCATCCTGCATCTTTTCATCTTTGAAGTAGCCGTCACGATCATCAACCATCCTTTTCTCGATCTCTGCAATGCGTTCGGTGACACCATTCATGGTATTGCCAGCGCCGGAACTTGGTACCGTGTCGATGGGATTTATGGTACGGGCGATCACTGCCATATCTTTGAGGAAGTCCTTATTGTTAAGCAGTGGAAAGCCATTGCTATCCAATGCGCCGGCAAGCGCTTCCTGCGTGGCCTGTGACCAGGTATTTGAAAGGTTAGAGATGACATTCACATTGCTGCGGAATTCATCACCCCAGTCCCTGCGCAGAGCATCTTCCTGTTCGGTTTTGTTAGCGGCAATCTTCTCTTCACGATCCCGAAGAAACTGTGCTTCCTGCTGATAATATGACGTCATCAGGTCGCGCACCTGCGCCGGCGTCATATTATTGGTATGCATGGTGCCGAGCAATGCCGCTACAATCGGCTTATCCTGCTCACCTACGGTAATACCATTGGGCAGGTTCGTGAGGTCATATCCTTCCGCAGTATCTGGTATGCCGTTATCCTTGCGGTATTGCGCTACCTGTTCCGGTGTAGCATCCTTCGCCAGCGTGCCGCCCTTGCGTGTCTGAGCAATCAGCTTTTCCTGCTCGATCACCTTCTTCACCAGATCGCCCGGCGAACCCAGACGCTCGAGCATAGCCAACACCTTGGGCTTATCAGCATCAGCAACGCCGGCAGCGGTTATTCCTTTCTGTCGCCAGTCCGCTGGCCAGTCCGCAGGAGTTGAAGCCGCTTTATCGTCTGCGCCTGTTCCTTTCTTGGCATCACCGAGGATAGTTTCCTTCTTATCGCCAGCGCCGGTGCCTTGACCGGCAGAACCTTTATCACCATTCTGATCTCCACCTTGTCCCTGTTGTGAACCGCTGCCGCTTTGTCCGCCATCAGAGCCACCGCTGGCACCCTGCCCATCGCCACCCTGGCCGCCGGCCGCTGCGCTACCGCCACCGACGGCGCCTGCACCAGATGAACCCGATCCACCGCTGCCGCCTTCATCCGCCATACGGAACACGTTGCCCATGAAATCTTTTATAAACATAACTTTCTCCCCGGTTATTTAATTGATGAAATACTAATATTGACGAGCTTCACTATCTGAAGCCCTGCAAACCGCCTACCATCGAATATGGCTGATAGACGATCACTTTCTGGCTTATCACAGAAATCATAAGTTGCACAGGCCTTGTGTATTATCCAGTTAAGCGCACGCCGCTGCTGTTCGGGCGTTGCTTCACCGCGGGAGAGCGCCTGCATGGCTGCTGCATCAGGTTTCTCCCATGATGGAATTGGAACTGGTGCTTTAGGATTTACTGTCTTCGCTGGTGCCATTGACTATCTCCTGAAGGAATTCATGCTTCGCTACCTCAAGGAGCCATAGTATGCGCTCATTTGTCAGGCTTTCGCCATTCTCGCCATAAACTCTAACAGAACCATGGGACGTATTATATATATACCTTCCAGGCCTATTGATACTTATGACTTTGAGCTTACGCTTCCTCGGGGGTTTTTCGGTCATTTGCGGTGTATCTTGATAAGTGTTTCAGCAAGGCGTGCTTCGCGTCCGAGCGTGCCGACAGCGCCGGACTTTTCGCGGGCATATTCTGAAGTGCTCTTGCCAGCCTTCTTTGCCTTGGCAGAGAATTTGCCTTTGTTTTTGCTTACTGCTTTGGCTATCCAGTGAGCTTTCATATCAATATCCTTTCACACTGACAATGGTATTACGTTTCTTGCGGCCTTGAAACTTTCCTTCTTTTTTATCCGCTGCCTCGAAATCTTTGCCCACGCTTTGTGACACACCAACTTTCTTGGCGAACTTCGGATTATGGGATACTGCCCGCATGAATTTTGCCTGTTTAAGTGTCGATGATGGCATAAATCCTCACATCTGCTGTGGCACGGCTTGCGCAGAAGTGCGCGCAGGCATACCTGATAATGACTGGCTGGCGTCACCTATCGTCTTGGCAACGGTAGCGCCTTTGTTCATGGTGTCAAGCAACTGCTGCACTTCCTGCTGTTTCTTAATGGCAATATCCATATCACGCATCTGCGTATCGGTGCGCATCCATGCTTCCGGCGTTCCGCCGCCTTCCAGAGCATCGCGCATTGCTTTCCTGACATCGAGCATGTTGACCACACTCGGATCCATAGCAGCCGCCTCGGCAAGCATTGCCTTGGCCTGAGCGAACTGCTGAACTTTCTGCATTTCAGTAAGACCATGCAGCGGTGAAGTGAATTTGAACTGGATATCCTGGCCACGCAGCGACTGCGGCATGTCGTGAAATCCGCCGAATGTCCCCGAGCGGTGGAGGAGATCGAAGGTAATCTCGCAGGTGGCACCATTCTCTTCCGCTTCCATGGGCCCAAAGATCGGCAAAGCATTGCGCACATATTCGCTGACACGCTGGCCTACCTCGAATGCGGTCATCTCTTTGTTCAAGGGTGGCAGACCTATCTTATTCAGATAAAAGGCGTTGTAGATCATTTCTTTGACGTCGGCCTGCAGCTTGGCGCCATACTGGAGACCACTATAATCATGCGGGATGATGCGAAGAACTTCTCCAGTCTTTTCATCATATTCAGCGTCATAAGTGGTGATCCCACCCGCATAAAGATTGACATCAGAACGTATAACACCACCAGGGGTAACCATGGGCGGCGTAACGGCTTTCTCACCCGCTTCCAGCAATATAAGCGTAAGTGCCTGTATAAGACGTGCATCAGGGAGGGCACATACGGTGGCGGGAGAATATGCATACTGCGAACCGCTGACAGTTTGCCAGCGAGGGATGACATAACGCTTGTTCCAGATACCCGCTTCACCGATAACCTCCTGGTTCTCTACGTCGATGTAGATAGAAACATAGGGATGGCGCAGACGAATGCCTTTATAAAATTCATTGCTCTTGAAGTCGTATTCATCTGCCGGCATGACAATATGGCGGTACTCGATGGTGCCGAACGGATCCTTATCAAGGCGTTCCTTTATTTTTTGCTGCGCCGGGCCGCTGGCACAGTATTTGGGGAATTCCTTGCAGAACTGGGTGACCATCGGGTTTGACTTGCGATGTATGATATCCACTTCGCCTTTGTAATTCTCAGCCCATGCAGTATCACGCAAGTGCCAGCAACGATAGAGCAGGCTCTGCTTGTCACGCGCGAGCTCGATAGTCTTGACCGACTGGCCAAAGGTGACGAAGTCATTATCGGCTTCAGCCACAGCACGGTGGAACATCGATATACGGTCATACATCGCACGGCGCATGACTTCTGATTTATCCTGCAGCCATGCCTTGCCGGCGCTGTCCAGCTTGTCCTCCCGGAAGATGCTGACCTCGAACCAGTCCTTGTCACGCGGGCGAAGCATCTGGCTAACCTGGTTGCCGAGCTCACGTCGACATAAGAGCGGGAAGCTGCTGGAAAGGATCGAGGCGAAGTCGAGGCCAAGGGAACGCAGCACGGTGAAATCGGCACGCTCGCTGTAAAAATTGTCACTAATTTCTTGCCATAGGCTCATCAATGCGATGCGCTTGGAGAATAGCATGTCTCCGTATTCTATTAAATCCTTGGCGCGCTGTTGCATTATTCAAGCTCCAATATGCCAATAACGTGGCCATGCCTATCCGTCAGCACCGCCTTATTATCGGGACAGAATTTTGATGTAACCACCTTAACGCCATTGAACATAGCCATCATATTCCTTGTTTCGGCTGTTTCGATCATTTTGGCGGCATTCTTTAGACGAAGTGCCGTTGCATCGCTTACCTTTATGTGATCGAGCTCGTTAGCAAGATAGTTTTCCGTATTCCTCTCAAGCGCGGAAATTGCCTTACTGATGGCTTCAATGCTCAACTTCTGCTCTATATCTACGGCATTAGTATACATGACCTATCCCAATGTATCCGTCTTATCGATGGCATTCTGGTTATTGTTCATACTCAGAATGGTTGAGGAACGCCCGGAGGATGTGGCGGCCGCCTGCAGCTGCTTCTGCTTTGCTTCCTGAATAGCGGCGCTGTTCTCAGTCGGCATCACTACCGGTGAAGGAATAATCGGAGCAGCCTGTACTGGCGGTGCGCTGGTATCAAATAGACTGGTCATATTGTCCCTTTCTTAATGTCGGCGTTTCTTATCGGCGTGACCTACGTTAACTTTGAGCCTTGTACTGCCGCGGTGGTTATTATTCTTACCCCAACCATGCTCAATATTCGAGATATTTATACCACCCCACCAGCACATTACAACAGCATCTCCTTTGTCCGGAGAGCGTCCCAAGCGTTTTGTTATCATTTCTTTCGTGCTATCGGTGGCGCATGCGATACCACCGCGATCCTCTTTGAAACGCACGGCGGTGAGATCGCTGACCAGTTCCGGATCGGGCGGCAGATACACGCGTGAACCGCCAGGCTGGGCTGGATCAAGTGCTTCTCTCAGTTTCCAATAAGCAGCGATGCGGCAGTTATTGAAGCGCAGCTTGCTGTCTTGTGAGCGCCGTGTGGTAGCGCCTGCACCTTTGAAGCCGACGACGTCCTCCTCGAGCCCGTTGTCCTTCAGACGCAGATAAGTAGCACCGCCATAGCCACCGCCCATGTCGATGGTGATGGTGGCTTTGTCACGACGATTAGCGACAATTAGGCCGGCAACCTCGTTACCCGTCGGCGTCTTGTGTCCTTCTTCTTCAATGAACCGGCTGAACCAGCCATCATAGCGCGTGGCGATGATCGTCTTATCGGCGCCGCCCTGCGCAATGTCCACGCCCATGCCGCACATCGGTACACCTTCTGGGGGCATGTCCTGCCAGCGTGCCTGCGCTTGGCGTATCCAATCGGTGGGAATAACCTGGAAGTCAGCATCACGGCGGGAGATGAGGAAGTTACCATCACGCACGGCGGAGCGCAGCGGCTCTGGCAGCATGTCTAGGCGGGCACCGTAATCGGTATTGGCGAGGAAGGGATTGTTCTCAAGCTTGGAGCGGATGAAGGTACGCGACATAGCGCGCAGGCCATAGGTGCCATGCTCCTTGTGATATGCCTCACGATCTTCTATCAGGACACCTTGCGCGGTGTATTCACCGGGCCCAGGCACTTCCATATCGTTTTCATCGTCCATGACGAACCAGCGCAACTCACCGGGGGCGGCTGGCCGGGCATTCTGCGGATCGAGCCATGGAGCGAACATCTTCACCATCCACTCACCATCGGCTGATGTTGGCGGGTTCGAACCGAGGACAACGCGGCACCGTTGCCCCTCCACACTGCTTCGAACCCAGCCAATAAGGTTCCTCACCATCCCGCCGAGCCATTCGCCAGCTTCATCGATGTAGAGGTAATCGTGAGGAATACCACGCCATTTCAATTCATCATCCGGGTATTGTGCAGAACCGAACTCGAGCAGGCGGCCATCGCGCGTGCGCAGCTTCTGGGGATATGAACCGTTGAAGCCTACCTTCGTGCCATTGAACCGGATAGCCTCATCCGTAAGCCCGTGAAGTTCGGTGCCCTGCCGACGCATGAGCAAGCTGCGTTTGTGGCCTATAAGCGCCAGCCCTACGCCTAATGCGGTCTTGCCGCCGCCGCCTGAACCACCGAAAAGGAGAATATCTGCTTCTGATTTCCATGCATCGTATTGCGGTCCAAGGGAAGGTACGAAGGCCATTGTCTCCTTGAAATCATTGATGGTCTTGGCAAGTTTCTTGAGCTTGGTAGCGGGAAGCTTTCCAAACCTGCTCAGAAGATCATCAACAATTTCAGGTGTACCTTGCACATTCGCTGCCTATGTTTTAGACGCGGTTATTCGAAGCCAGGATGTAATCGATATCGAGGGTCTGCGAACCGCTGGTGACTTCAGAGAAGGCACCAACTGATGGTGCTAGGCGCGCAGTAGTGGCTACCGCAAGAGCAATCGTTGCAACGAGGGCGCCGTCGATAAAGAAGTTGGCATTACCTGCAGCATCAATATCGATGCGGTAAATGCTGAAGCCTGACAACGGTACAGCCTGCGTCAGGTTAACTGACTGCGGCGATCCGCCGGCGTTAACAGCGCATGCGGTGAGATTGGTATTGGTACCTGCAGCATCCTGCACAAAGGCAGCAGCGTTGGTAGCATTCGCTGTGACAGTTGCACCCGTAATGGTAAAAGGTGCACTGAGCGAAGAACTATCGATCAGGCCGAAGCAGATACTCTGGCCGGTAGCAGCTGACAAGGCACCGAGGCGCGTTTCAAAGCGCGTGCCAGCATCTGATATCAGAAGGTTAAGCGCACCCACCAACTGAGCACCATTGGCAGCCATGGTATGAGTGGCATTTGCACCGGTAGTCAGACGGACAGCACCGTTGGTCTGTACGTTGATTGCCACGGCAGTGGCACCATCAGAGCCTTTGACGTTGTTCCAGAAGTTGCTGATAGCAGCACCGAGGAAGTCATCAAAGATATCGTTGTGGAATACAGGCGCAGATAGCTTGTAATCGCTACCCTGCAAACCATATTTATTAATATCGAATAGGCGCAGGCCACGCAGATTGCGGCCAGTGATATAAGGTGCATAGTCTCCAGGCGAACTGCTGCCCCCTCCAATAAGTTTGCTTGGAGCATTACTACCATCAAGGCCGCAGAGATTACCTTCGAGGGATTTGACGATGTTATAAATAACTGGTGTGCCGGCCATGTTGATTTCCTTTCGTTATGGGCGTGTGACCTGCAATGAAACATTGCAAGCGGTGGATGATATTAGGCTGATGGAAGTATCAGCGGTATCGATGTAGCGCTGGTTCGGGCAGAATTCAGAAGCTGACCCGTCTGTCACGTTGGCAGCTGGGATAGCAGCAGCATTGCCGCTGAAGTTTGCCCAGAAGGGAGCATCAGCTGCGAATACAATGAATACCGATTGACCAGCTACGAGGCCAGCAGCAGCGCGCATAGCGGTTAAATCATAGGATTGTGCAACGCCGGCAGCGAGAGATATTACATCATTCCAGCGGGAAACATAAGGGAATACCTGGCCGCCTTGCTGAAGGACATTCTGCTTAACGACTGATGGCGAAAATGACATCTGGATAAACTCTTAACTGATTGAATTCATCCCCTCGGATTGTGGTAATATACACACCTCTATGATTTATCGCAACAGTTTTGATTATGAGGAGGTCAGGGCGGCTATCTTGCTCAATAAGTGGCCACGCATTTCCACGGCCTGATTATGTTCGTCTATGAGCAGCAGCCGTATGCCGGCGTCCTCTGAATTATTCAGCGGGCTTTCCTTTACGATATTGGCATAACTACGTAGCATACTGGCGATAATCTTCGCATCATGCTGGGTGATTTGGATGTGAGGCGGTTTGCATTTTAGAAGATTGCCGGCGACTTCTCCGGCTATAGGCTTATGCCTTATGAATGGATTTCTCCAAGGTTTTGGTGGACTAGGTGGTAAGGGAAAATCACTCATCCCTTCTTTCCTTTTTCATCCGGCGCGCCCTCTACCAGCATAAAGGCACAGACGCGCGCAAGCTCCTTCAGGCTTGTCTGCTGCTCAATCTTGATAGGAGCATCATCAGGGTCATCGCTGCCCTTGATAGGCACCGCAACTTTGCCTTCTGTACGCTCGAGAACAATTTGGCGGGCATCTCCTTTGCCGCGCAAGGCATCATTCATGATAGCCATACACAATGCATCACGCACAGTCATCCTTTGTCCAGGCTTCTTGCGGAATTGTAAGACCTGCTCGCCCTTCTCTTCTGCGGATTTTGTCTGTTCTGTCATCTCAGAAACATACCTGCCAAGTAACATACGAAGACCATCGCTTATGGGCTTATGATGTGGCCGGCCACCTGGATTATTGCTTACACCTTTAGGCATTGTGATCTCTCAATTTAAGTTATTATTCGATATGATTTTAATCCAAATCCATCTGATTTGCAATATTTACCAGATAGTTCGGTCAGTTCGAAGCCCCCATGCACCACTGCAAGATGCTCCGCCTTTGTCCGATTGGTTGTAAGGAAATGCATCTGGATACGCATTATCTCCGCCGTAATTCACGCCCTGCATGACCAGCCGGCGATATATCTGCTGCTTGCTTTCCTGTGGCACATCAGCAACTGGCAGGGGCATTTCTTCATCGGGGATCATTTTTCTCTCCACACTTGAATTGCGCTTAATAGCATGATATGATTATAATCATAAATGTAAAGGCAGCATCTTCATGGAAAAGAATAAAAACTCATTGGTGTGGTGGCTATCACACAATGACCACAGGAAGCTGGCCTCTACGGATATGAGCGTGCTTTTTCGAGTGATTGCGTGCCGACTTGGTAAATCTTTAACCGAGGTCACCGTCAAGGAAGCGTATGACGCTGGCTTCACAATTAGGAGGGCCGGAATATGTTAAAGCAAATTTGTGGAATAGGTGGGATGTGCAGTGGTGTGGCAATAATGATTTCATCGTTTCTTTTTATCGATAAACCATTCTGGGCTATTGCCACATGCACCTTGGGATTTCTTTTTTATACGGGCACGCTATTGCTGATTATATACTCTTGGCGGTTTCAGCTTCCGCCGGAGCAGGCACGCCACTATCAGCGGCTTCTAAAACAGAAATGCCATAATGGCTACGATGATGTTGATCTTTATTTATCTCCTGACGTTTCGTAAGACGATTGAGGCGCGAGATGATCTTCTGGCGGTGTTCGCTATGCTTAAACTTGTGCCATAGGCCGAGAATGATTTTATCCACGGACTGATATCCTGGGTTAGCATGCAGCACCGCCTTGATACGTTCTTCTGCCACCAGATCATCCCGATTGGTCAAATTCTTTAGCACTTCAGGTGGCACGTCATCGAGCTCACTTTTAGCTGCAATGTTATTCTGTAATGCAATCGCCTGTGAATTCTCATTATCAGTGGCGAAATTATCTTCTTTTTTAGCGTTCATGTTCTTTCTCCTCGTATATGATTAAAATCGGGTGGGATGGACTTGAACCATCGGCCTCACGGCTGTACCGTGCAACTTACATTACCGGCCTCGACCCTGTGCTCTACCAGCTGAGCTACCACCCAACTATACCAGCTACTGCCAAACCTTCAGCGCCGGTATTCCGTTATTTCTTGCCTTTTGCTTTTGTGCGAGATTTTGCTTTTGACTGCGCCGCAGATGCATTCCTTTTCTTTCGGTATACATAATCCTCATAGACCTCAAGAAATTGTTTGTTTAGCTGCGCCACCTTATCAGATAAAGTTCCAACTTGACCTGATAACCACTCATTGGCCTTTTGTGTGCGCTCAAGCTGTACTTGCAATGGTGGCTTCGTCAGATCGGTATCGCTAAATTCTGGAAACGGTTCATTGAACACATCGCGCAATATCCTGGTCATACCGTCAAAGCCGGCGCTCTGCTTCATCGTTATGCCACCATTTGGCGTTTCAGTGCTGACGAGATAGCCATTGGCCAACTTCGTCACATTGATTTTAGTCCCTTCATGCATAAACACTCCTCCTCAGTAGTGGGTTAATAAAACGCCGGGTAGAAATGAGCGTAACTACCCGGCGCAAAACAAGCGCATGCGTAGATGTTCCTAACTACGCGGCCTGTTTTTCACTTTGGGCATACTCCGCATGGAAGCCCATATTGCCAAGCCGGATCACCAACTCATCTGCGTCTGCTGCAGGTACGGTGAAATGCATGTGCTGACGCGCCTCTGCAGCATCACGGTGAGCACCGGTATGCGGATACTTGTCGAGGAACTTGAGCACTTTTTCAGAACCGGCAGCTACATTATCTGGAACAATCACAGTGAGCTTTGTTTCACCGCTGTCTTCTTTTTTCTTTTCATCGGCGGCCGCCACATCAGCATCAGCCACAAGGAACCAGTCTTCGCTGAGCAGATCGGACTGAGAAGCAAGCCAGCCCGGTTGCCATTGACCTGTAGCGGTACGCATAGCGAAATATGGCTGGCTATCGAGCGGGGTGTCGTTGCCGATGAATTTTGCGGTACGGTCATTGACCTTGGCGCCGGGTTCCTGAGAACTGAAAGGCGGAAGCTTCAGCGCCGGCATCAGCGCAATGAACATGCCTTTCCCATTCCAGCCTTCACGTCCTACACGCTTGCCTTCTTTGAGCAGCGCAAGCGCCTGGCCGAAACTCATGTTTTCTTTTTTCTTAAACATAAAACCTCCTTTTGCTGTGAATACCCACAGGATGGGTAGGCAAGCCATAATAAACAAGTTTTTCTTCATGTCACTACCAAATATGATTTTAATCATCCTTATAGGCAAGCGGAAGTTGCGCTGTTCCCATGTCCTGCTTGTCAGGTATCTTGCTGTCCGCCTTCTTTTCGGCAGGTTCTTTTTTCTTTTTCGTTGGCGGTAACAGCGGCACAAAATCTTCATAACCGCTATACCGGGAAGTGGCAGGATTGAATTTCAACAACCTCTTTCCTACGGTTCCCATTACACCCCACTCGCGGATTTTCTCTGTTTTGAACATGGTGGCGATGGTTTTATCTTCCCCGTGCAGCATGTGTACCACTATGCCTACATCGCATTTATTTTTCCAGTGCGAACTATCGGAAATATCGTAAAGGCTGGGCATGTCAAAATCCCCGTCCTTGTTCTTCTCCAGCTTCGCAGGATGTGCCACTATGATGATGCTGACCATGTACCGCCAGCAGAGACGTTTAAGCTCCTTAATGGCAAATCCCACGTATTCCGTGAGGCTCATGCCTTGGGGACGGTCATGATCAATTTCATTCCAAGGATCGATGATAATCATGTTCACACCGTGCTGCGTGATGGCAGCCTTGATGCGCTCGATAAGCCAGCCGAGGCTTGTCATCTCATCCGACATGACATCCGGCACGATGAAGTAAAACCGGCGATTTATCCATTCATCCGCTTCGGCAATCTCTTCCGGCGTCCATAGGGCGAAGCCTTCCTTGCTCACCGGTGGTTTTTCGAGGAAGTAGGTGCGCAGGAACTTCAGCAGGCCGCGGCGCGGGTGTGTCTCGAAACTGGCGATAGCCACGTTCCATGCGTAAACATTGGCGATATTGGCCGATACAGCGTTCACAAGCGTGCTCTTGCCCATGTTCGGTATGCCGGTCACCACCACCAGGTCACCGCGCCTGACGGTCCACAGATCGGAGATGCTTTCAATCTGAGGATCGATACCCTCCACGAATGGCTCATCTGCCAATTCATCCAGCTTGAACAAGCCGCCTTGGTTCATGAAGTTGGTTTTTTCCTTCAGGACCTTGTCGACACCCTTTTGCCCGTATTTGCGGAAGACGTCATTGAGGTCTTTGCAGCCCTTGGGATATTTCACCCACTTGCAGCGGTGCCAGCCAAGCCGTAATGCCAAATCCTGCCGTAGCGTGTGGCCGGCAATGTCGTCATCCACCGCCAGCACGGCGATGCACAGGCGGGGGAAATCCTTCAGGAATTCAAACTTGGCGCTGTCTTCCGCCTCCACCGGTTTCTCATTGGCACCCGACGGTACCGATACTGCCATGTAGCCACACTGGATGGCAATGGCGCAATCCATCTCCCCCTCAACGATGATCACCTGCTGCGCGCGACGATCCTCTGGTTTCATTTTCTCCGGCCACTTGAGGATATCCACGTTGTACAGGCACTGCTCTCCGCCCTTGTCCTGGCTGAATTTCTTTTCGCCGGCAAGAGTGCGGTACTTCCGGTTGACCACCACGCCGTTTTTGATGAACGGTATGGCAATCCAGTCCTTACGCCCCTCGCAGCTTTGCCAGCCAAGATTTACGGCTGTTTCCCTGTTTATGCCGCGCGCTTCCAGCAGTTCCGCTTGATGGTCGGTAAGTGGTGTTAGTCGTCGTTCCTCGCTCATTCAGTCCTCCATGGTCACCACAGTGATGGCAAAAATATAAAATCAGGTTTGGCTCGATCTTCACGGATAGGCACGGCACGCGCTTTTTTCGGCGTAGGTGGGAACATTTTGGGCAGGTGGTGGTGTGTTCACCCACCCCGTAGTTTTTCAGTCGTATGCCAAGGTGGTGAAGTTTTTCGGTGAGTTCTGACATGGTTAGTACCCTATCCCTGCCAGCCGGAGAATGGCTTCTGCCTTTTCGGTTTTGTCCATGCCGGTGAAATCCATGTCTGGGCGGTCATCATCGTCATCCGGAGGGGGTAAATCATTCCATCTTTCCCCGTTCAACCACGTGGAAAACCGCGGTGTGTATTGGTATTTCTGTTTCTCGTCCCGGCGATCCTCATCGTAGGCCTCCCGGTAGCGCTGGAGTGCAGCGATAATTGCTTCTGGTTTTTCCTTGGTAATGGCTGTTTTCCATGCTTTCTGCGCCTCTTTCTTGCCTTCCTTCTTCGGCCATAAATCCCATGCTTGAGGAAAATAATCAACATCCTGCTTCACCACCTCCGGCGGTGCATCGCCAAAAAGGGTAGGGTTAGTATTCTTTTCTTTATTTTCTTTATTTTCCTTTCTTCTTATGTGTACCGTCTGTTGTTCTGTTTGATGTACCGTCTGTTGTTCTGTTTGATGTACCATTTCCAAATCATCATCATTTCCTGAATGGCAATAATTATCATAATTACATATAGTTATTATAGAAGTTCTTGTGTTCGTCTGTTGTATTATCTTTCCAGTAGACGAAATCTCGTCAAGAAAGCGCCGAACTTTCCCTCTGCTCCACTTCCATCTCTGTGCTAAATTCACCTCTGACCACCCGCATTGTCCCCTCTTTATTTCCACTTTCTGGCCAGCAATTCTGATATAACTATCTTTCCATTGCGCAAGCCCTACGAGATCGATAAATGCTTGGGCTGGGCTGAATACAGAAGTCAGCCATAAAGGATCATTTAATAGGGTTCTGGAGAGAGAAAAATAACCTGACATAGTCCATCCCATTGGAGACCACGACGGCATGCGAGTTTGAAGGCCAAGCATACCGCCGGGCCATAATTTAGAATTTATTGTGGGATTTTTTCATTATAGTCACTTCCTTCAAAAGTGGTTAGAAGGAAAGCATACAAAGGATTTTGCTTTGGGCAAATTATTTTCTGATGAATATTTTATATAGAAAAATCAAAAGAGCACGAATTCATTACATGAACCGCTGCGACTTTATGTGATATTTATACAATGAAATTACCAGGTGACGTCTAAGCCGTATAATTCACGCGCCTGAGTGATGATGACCGCACCGGCGTCCGCTTCATCATTAAGCAGGTCCGTGCCTTCAGCGCCGCCTTGCCAGCCGTATTTGCGGGCAGTGTTGCACATCTCCAGCTTTTCTGCCCGGCCATTGCCCGTGAATTGCTTCTTGAGTGTGGAAGGATGCACGCCGATGGTATTCACATCAAAGCCGGCAGCAAACATATTCACCAGCATCAGGAGGCCTTTATAGAGCTCACCGCCTTCACTGCTGTATTTATTCATGGAGAACTGCACCTTTTCATAGAAGATGACGTCCGGGTGCGGCAGCGTCATCAGGAAGTTATAAAAGCGAATTCCGCGCTTGCCTTTATGCTCATTCGCTTTCAGGGAAAAGTCGCGCACTCCGCTGGAGATAATCTTATCGCCCTGGCTGATTGCCCAGCCGGTGCGTGTTCCTATATCCAGACCGATGATGGTAAGAGCGCGCGACATAGTCATCCCCTGCTTTAGTGGCGCACTACGTTCTCGCCTGCAGCTGCTTCTGCAGCGACTGGCGGAACATCACCCACTTCTTCGTTGCGTTCAGGGATACGGCTACCATTGCCGCTACCCACTTCCTCGCCGGCATCGCCACCATGGGAAGCAATGATGCTGGCCTTGGTATCATCCTGACGCTTGCGCATGGCGTTAATGAGCGTCTGCTGTTCTTCTGACAACGGAAGATCCAGCTGCTGCTCATATAGCGACACGGTGGTCTTATGGGCAGCACGATCCTCCGGTTCCATGTCACGCAGCTTGCGCACCACGTCCATGGCCTTCAGATCGATTTTATCAGACTTCATCTCCTTACGCTTGGCGGAGATAGCCTGGCTGATCTTGCGGCGCTGCGCTTCGAGGTCATCAAGGATGATATTATCGTTGATGAACTTCTTGCCAGGACCGGCGGGAAGCTTTGCTGCCATGTCCATAAGAAGCTTATTTGAGGTACGTTTCAACTCCTCCTTGGCTTTCTTCTTGTCGGCGGCGCGGGAATTCTTTTTGCTCTCCGCGATCTTTTTAGCCTGCCCCTCATCGGTGTTATCCAGCGGTGCTGCTTTTTTCTTTCCTCTAGCCATAGTCACTCTCCTTTATCGTTTGAAGTTAAAACCCTGGGAAGCCATGAATTTGTAAATTTCATCGGCTTTGTCCACGGTGACAGTACCACCAGCCAGAAAGTTTTTCCAGAAACGTTGGTTGTCTATGGATTTATGGCCGAAGGTGCTTGCTTTCATCCCTGTAGTATCAAGGAATGTTTGGATGTGGAGTTGAAGACGGTCACGCCATTTCTTTGGCAATGCTGTCTTCTTCACAATATCCTGAATGTTGTTTGTTACGTCTGTCATATGCTCCTCACTCGGTGTTTAATATTTGTAATATCATGGGAAATAATAGCAAGTGATTTTAATCATACTTTTCTCTTTACACTTGAATATGACTGTGTATGTTCGATATATGATTTTAATCATAACAACGGAGGGACTTATGAAAATCCAAGGCTCGGTAGAAATCATGGTAGACGAAGTTGACGTTGAGCAGGCAACACTGCGCGATAAGCACCACGGGCGCAGTGAACCTATCGTAATGGATGCGGCGCTGTACCGCGAGGAGATGCAATCATTCCAGCGCCTGTGCATTAAGACCGGCCATAAACTGGAATTCGAGCGTGCCCAGAACATGGGAAAAGGTAACTGGCTGGTATGTTTCATTGTCACTCCGATACCGGTGGCGAAGCGCCCAAGGAAGGAAGTGGCCTGTGAGTAAGACGGATTTACCCAAATCCAAGAAGGAGTTGTTTAATACGCTCCGAACAATGGACGAGAGTGAACTTCGGCAGGCGCTTAATGCTATGATCCTCTTTGACGTGGTGGACGATGCAAGGATGAAGCGGGCGCTGGCGGTAGGCTGCTCGATGAACCCAGATAAAGACCGCAGTAAATGGTAACTGGAGCAACTGAACGGTGAAGTTATGAGAAAAAAAGAAGGTACAATACTACTTGAGAGAATGGCCGCAGATTTTCAGTCTGGCTCTCTTACCGCTTTTGCACTAGCCGTAACAAGCCATAATGGCGCTAGAGGCGAAGTAATATGTAAAACGCAGAAAGAAGGTCGAAAGCTTCGGGAGGTTTTGGAAGATATTCTGGAAGAACTCCCAGAGGCAAAGAAAGAGCCTGAATGGGCAGACGGCTACGGAAATCGTTGGTAAACTAAATAACTGGATCAGGAAATGGATGTTTTCAAAGAGAAATATGATCGGGCAATGCTTCTAGTAACGCAATTAGATATGCCGCACGGTACTTGCGAACCTAAAGAACGCAATGCATGTACTCATTGTGGTGCAGAAAGAGAGTTGAAAAATATGGGGCAAGAATGGCTAGAGAGTATAAAAATAGTGCGCTCAATCAGAGCTAATATGTAATTTATATGACTATAAAAGGTGCATTTGAAAGTGTTGGAATACGAGAATGGCTGCCAAACGAGATTATATTTGACTTCAACAATAATTGGCATTGTGCCCTAAAACTTAGGAAGGGCATGACACGGGAAGAAGTGGCCTATCTACTCCAAGATTTAAGTGATTTAATACTGAGAACCAATCCACGAACACAACCAGACAACTGATACAAAAAAAGGAGAAAATAATGAGCAAAGCGCAGAAAATTATTAAAGTGGAAGGCAAACCGGACATGCATATTCCAGCGGAACAGATCAATCCCAATAAATATGCCGGCTCGTATATCATCGCCATGGTATGCAAACTGCGCCGCGGTGACCTGAAGGTGGTGGATCGTACGAAGATGATGGTCACCAAACTGTATAAGCATGCAGGGTATGTGTACTGCTGCCCGCAAGTAGGAGAACAGCCCCCAGAGGGGTTAAGCTGGATACTGCAGGGAAAGGAATATCAGCGCGAAGTATTCAGGAGCAGAATATAATGACTTGCCCCTGCATCATTGTATCGCTTATTGCGGCGTTGGTACTGATATACCTCCTGATAGCATTTGCCTGGATGGTATATACATTTTTAGTGATAACTGCTGAAGCAATGTTTGCCAGCGATATGAATGATGTTTCGATATTCCATTGCATGATGGAAGGCCTGTGCTGGCCAGTGGCAGCGTATGTATTTATTCGCCATGGAGGATGGAAATGATTGAAGTTGGAACTTACAGAATGCGCAATGGCAAGGAAGGCGTGGTGGATTATATAATGCCAGGCCAAGGTGATTTACCATGGCCTGCGGTTGGGTATATTATCATTGATGGCGAGAAGAAACGCCATTTTTGGAGTGCAGAAGGAAAATCAAGCGATCATGGCGACCATGAATTTGATCTCATGACACATTTGCTAACTGCAGCACCACTTGCCCCTCAGGTGCTTCGCAATGAAAAAGAAATCATATTTTCCTTACCTGAATTGCCATCCGCATCTGACAGCACCACCATCATCTTCTCAGAGGAGGCGCAAGCATTCGCGGAGGAAGCTGACATAAATATATTCCCTCCGCCTTTCACACCACCAATATCACCAGCTGCTCAAGTAGAGCGTGACATGAAAACCTTGCGCGATGAATTCGCCAAGGCGGCGCTTCAGGGGTTCCTCGCCTGCAGCCGTATCCACGAAATATCCGGAGAAGAACTGCGGCACGCTTTCAAAGATACTGCGACTATAAGTTATGAGATGGCTGACGCTATGCTGGAGGCACGCAAAAAATGAGCGGCAGCATCATAAAGAAAGGACTTGAACCAGGTATCTATTTCGGCTTGCCGGAGGATATATACTTCGCTGACACGGCGATATCCCGCTCGGATATTATGGCGCTCCTCGATACGCCAAATACCTTCTGGCAGCAAAGCTGGATGAACCCGGCCAAGCAGGTGAAGGAAAAGAAGGAAGAGATGATCTTCGGTTCTGCCTTTCACAAGCTGTTATTCGAACCGAAGGACTTTTCGAACCATTTCTTTATCATGCCGCCGGAGCAATTCCAGCGGAATAAGTACATGCTGACCAGTACGCAATTTGATCAGCTGCAGCGCTCTATAAAGGTTCTGCGCGCCGGCAAGGAGGCCAATATGTTCCTGCGCGGCGGCATGCCGGAAGTGACCATTGTATTCGATGATGGCGGCGTGCGCTACCGGACCAGGCACGATTACCTGTGCGTACCGCTGACCACTGAATTCAAGACCAGCATGTCGATAGACGAATGGCACCTGAAGAATGAATTCCGGCGCCGAGGCCTGCATGTGCAGTACGCGCTGTATGTCCGCTCCCGCCAGCGCTTCAAAGAGCAGTACGCTGCCGGCGAGGCGGCGGTGTACGGGCAGGTGGACAAGAAGTGGTTCCACAAATTTCTCGAGCAGGAACTGAATGATTTTATCTTCATATTCCAGCGCAAGACGGAGCCTTTCCCCTACCTGCCGCTGATGCCGGAAGCCGATACCTACGATGATGGCTTCGATGATATTGAGAAGACCAGGCGCATATATCTACAGTATATGGAATATTACGGTACTGGCAGGCCATGGCCGGTGAGCGAGGGCAAGGTGAAGCGCTTCTCTATGCGCTACGGAATTATAGACGGAGAGTAAATTTAGCCTTTCGACTAAATGAAACTAATTTTGAGGAGGATACAATGCACAAGGCCTATATACTGTCCGCGCTATTGGCGGTCATCGTGACGATAGACCAGATTGAACTGCGCGAGGTCAGGAAGATTGATACGGAAGCTTTTACGGCAGTAGAAAGAGCTGAGCAAACAATGGTTGCCAGCCGAAAAGTAATGCAAGCACAAGACGATCTGATTGCCCACCAGAAGGATCATATCCAGAAATTGGAAAGCGAACTCAGAGCCTGCACCCCACAACCCACAGGAGCAAAGTACGATGGCACAGGAACAGCAGAATAAGCCGCCGGGCGCGAAGAAGAACGCACGCCGTCCGCAGCAGGAAACTATCCCGCCGGAAGATAAGCAGCAGACTGGCAGCAAGCCCAGCGCACCGCCGCCTCAGTCGGAAAGTGACCGCATAAAACAGCGGAAGCTGCAGATAGTCGCCTTAATCCAAAAGCGCTGCATGGAGCCTATCTGGATGGAACGCCTGCGCAAGATAGCCCGCGGCGATGATAGCAAGATCATGCGGGCGGTAAACAGCTTCACCACACATATTGCCAATGACGAAGGCAGTGGGAAACCGAACAAGAAATATATCTGCGAGGCTTCCTTTCCCAGCCTATTCCGCTGTTTCCTTGAAGCTTTCCAGTTGGGTCTGGATATAGGTGGCGGCCGCGATCTGGTCTATGTGGTGGTGTATAACCACGAGGCAGACCTGGAGATAAGCTACAAAGGCTTTGTGAATGCGCTTAACCGCCATTTCGATAATGCCTATGTGCAGCCCGGGCTAGTATTCAAGGGTGATAAATTCAAGAGCAAAATCACCGATAATAACGCCAGCTTTGAACATGAACCCAGCGAGGAAAACCTTTTCTCGCAGACCTGGGACAAGCTGATTGGATCCTATTGCTTCTTTTCCTATACGCTGCGGGAAAACAAGGAAAAGGTATCCCGCCTGGTGGTGATTGATAAGGCCGGCATTGAGATGATACGCTCCAAAGCAAAGCAAGGATATGTGTGGAGCGACTTCTGGGGAGAGCAGACTATCAAGTCTACCATCCGCCGGGCAGCGAAGTTACCCTTTGCCCAGATCGACTTTGACGAGGACGAGCTCGATCCGCGCGAGATTGATAACCGGCATTACCAGCTGGAAGATGGCACCTCGGGCGGCAAGGATCGCCTGAAGGCACTTATGGAAAGCCAGAGCAAGATACTGGATGAAGAAAACGAACCGGTTAAGGATGAGACCGGTAAAAAATCTGATGGTGCTGGCGAGGTGAATGCGCCGCTAACGCCGACCACCTCAGATGTCACTGCCGACACTCCCCGAGGAGCGGCAGATGCAGATGGCAACGGGACTGCACCCGTCTCCTCGGGGGTTACCACAACAGAGGCCGGGCCGCAGCCAGAACAACAGGCACCGGCCTCTCCACCTGCTGAGGAAGGAAACTACACGCAGATATCTGATGCTGATTTTGAAGAGGAAGAAAGGCCATGATAGACATAAATAACCTTATCTATGCCGCTACTGGCTTCGCTACATGCGCGCATCGCAAACAAAAACGCAAATATACGGGTGAGCCTTATATCAACCATCCTGTAGCTGTTATGGGGCTCCTATCGGAATATACCGATGACATAGAGATCATGCAGGCTGGCTTGCTGCATGATGTGATCGAGGATACCGACGTCACCTATGATGAACTGGTGGAAACATTCGGGGAACGGGTAGCGCGCCTGGTACTCGAAGTAACCGATGCATCAACATTGGCCGATGGCAATCGGGAAGCGCGGAAAGCTGTTGACCGCGCACATCTGGCAAGGTCATCACCCGCAGGTGCCACTATCAAGCTGGCTGACCTTATCGATAATACCAGAACCATCGTAAAATATGATCCTGACTTCGCAGTTGTTTATCTGAAGGAGAAAGAGTTACTTCTAAAGGTATTAACACACGGTCATCAGGGTTTATTCCAGAGGGCTCTCATGGTGTTACGTGAGGCAAATATGAGCCTTACACAGCCGTTATATTAACCAAAGAGGAGGGTATTACTATGAAGAAACTATGTATCTACCATGGCGGATGTATCGATGGCTTTGGCGCCGCCTGGGTAGTGCGCCGGATGTTCGGAGACCAAGTGGAATTTCATGCCGGCTATTATGGCAGTCCGCCGCCGGATTGCACCGGCAGGGAAGTGATACTGGTAGACTTCAGCTATAAGCTTCTGGTGATGCAGGAAATACTGGCGGGCGCCAAACATGTGCTGGTGATCGATCATCACAAGACCGCCAAGGAAGAACTGCAAAGTCTAGTTGGTACCCTGAATTTCGATCTTTATTTCGACCTGAAGCGCAGCGGTGCTATGCTGGCGTGGGATTATTTCTTTCCTGACGATTATACGCCCGCACTGATAGTGCACATCCAGGATAGGGATTTGTGGACATTCGCCTTTCCGGAGACACGCGAGATCATCGCAGCTCTGTTTTCCTATCCCTATGAATTCGAAGTATGGGATGGGCTGATGAATACGCTCACGAAAGACCTGCGCAAGGAGGGAAAGGCGATTGAGCGGAAGCACTTCAAAGACCTGGAAGAACTTCTGATCGCAAACAGCAGGCATATGGTCATCGGCGGTCACCGCGTTCCGGTGGCAAACATACCGCACTTCTTTGCTTCAGACGCAGGGCACCGGCTGGGCGAAGGCGTACCATTCGCTGCCACCTATATGGACACCAAGGATGGCAGGGCATTCAGCCTGCGCTCATCTCAGGACGGCGGCATTGACGTGTCCGAGATAGCCAAGCGCTATGGCGGTGGCGGTCACAGAAACGCTGCTGGCTTCAAAATGCAAATAGGCTGGGAAGGAGAATAAGCCATGGCAGAATATACCGTAAAATCTAATTCTCATTTTGGTTGCCATTATTGTGGTGCCAAAAGCTACAGCACAATCGTTAATAGCAATGGCCATGTTGTAATGACCTTTGAAAGAGCAGGGCTTGCTGAAGAGATATGCACAGCGCTGAATGAAGCCTTTGCTGCCGGCCGGAAGTCCATGGCCAAAGACGTTGTAGGGTAATTATGGATCGTAACGTCATCATCGGCGCACGCGTGCAGGCGATACGCAAACGGCAGGGCAAGACACTGAAGCAGGTGGTCGGTGCCCTGCCGGATAAAATATCGCATCAACAGCTGCATCATTACGAGAAGGGAGCACGCTGGCCGGCTACGCTCCTGCATGATGTGGCGCAGATACTGGGCAAGGATATAAACGAATTGCTGAAGAAACAGGATTAATATGAAGTGGACACTACAGCTTACACTGAAGAATGATAGAGGGGAAAACTATCATACTGCCATTGACATTGGCCACACCATTTCAGGCAGTAGGCCAGTGTTTCCACTCCGTCCACCTTCCGAATACGATTTCGCAACATTCGATACAGTGGTGGAAATATTGAAGGCGCGCACGCTGCGCAAAGATGTTTTTGGGCAGGAATGCCAACGCCTCGGCAGAAAACTAGCCGAACATCTGGAAGATAAAGAAGGATGGCACGGTGAAGACAGGAAAGAAGCAGCTAATAAGGAGGATAAATTATGAAAAATTCCAAAGTGATCCAGATGGTAAATAAAGAAGATGAAGCTAAAAGATTATTTTCTGGGCATGTTCAAAGCATTGCTTTTAACTTGACACTCAGCAGGAATATGATTGAGGCGCTGCAGGCTGCGCGCGATTGGGGATTTCCCAATATCGGCGGCGGCAGACCATCACCATGGAATACTTTAGGACGTTCCACAAATGGTGCCTGTCAGTTTTATAAAATGATGGAAGGTTTATTGCGAAGGGGTTTAATTATTCGCCATGCTCCTGATCTTAATAAAGATGGCCATCAGATATGGAACGGGAAGAAGTTAATTGTACTGAGCAAAGCTGGTGAATTGGTTTGCGATTTGCTCGTTGAAGCCGGTCTGCTTCCTGCCAAACAACCAAAAAAGAAAGCGCGAAAGAAATCATGACTATCAACCGCATAAGAGAGTGCTCTGAATATATTGCCCGCTGGGATCTGGGGGAACCTGTCCAGTCAGTGCAGATGCATGGCAGCGATATGCTGACCGAGCAGTGCATCCAGGCGCTGGTGGTGGAGTTGCTGCGGGACTTCGTGGAGAACCCTTTCCCCGAAGGCCTGATGGAAGGTACAGCCACTTTCAATATGTACATTGACCAGGCGCTGCGCAAGGCACTGACCGGTACCAGCTTCAGCCTTACGCAGGAAGAGGAAGACGCAGTGAAGAACCTTGCATGGAATTACTATATCGAGGGCATCAGCAAGGTACACAGTAAGCGGGAACTGAAGGGCAGACTGATTAAGATTTCCCGGCATTGGCCTGCAGGAGGAACCGTACAATGACAATCCGCATCCTACATGGCGACTGTATCGAGATGATGAGGACACTGCCGGATAAATCCGTTCACTGCGTTGTCACCTCTCCGCCGTATTGGGGATTACGCGACTATGGCGTTGATGGTCAGATCGGCTTGGAAGCATCCCCTATGCAATGGGTACAGAAGATGGTTGAAGTATTCCGCGAAGTACGGCGCGTGCTGCGTGATGACGGAACTGTCTGGGTCAATATCGGTGATAGTTATTCCAATGAGGGAAAATGGGGAGGAAGCACTGGAGGAAAGCATGTAAAGTCACTGCATGGAAATACCAGTATTGGGCGCAGAAAAAACAATATAGGAATAAAATCAAAAAATCTCATGGGTATGCCATGGCGACTTGCCTTTGCCCTGCAAGATGACGGCTGGTATCTGAGGCAAGAGATCATCTGGTCAAAGCCAAACCCCATGCCAGAAAGCGTAAAGGATAGATGCACAAAATCGCATGAGCAAATCTTCCTGCTCTCCAAGTCCAGCCGATATTATTTCGATGTTGACGCCATAGCGGAAGCAGTTTCGCCCAATACCCATGCACGCATGGCGCAAGACGTTGAAAAGCAGATCGGATCAGCAAGAGCAAATGCCGGTGGAAAAACAAATGGCAACTTAAAGGCAGTAGTAAAAGGCAGCACGAAGGCCTTTGCCAATGCGCCTGGTTCAAAGCAGAACACTTCTTTCGCTGAGAGCGTATGTTTGCGCATAGAAAAACGCAATAAACGTAGTGTCTGGGAGGTGGCTACTCAGCCGTTTTCAGAAGCGCATTTTGCAACGTTCCCCCCCCAGTTAATAGAGCCTTGCATTAAAGCAGGAACCAGCGAAAAAGGGTGCTGCAATAAATGTGGCGCTCCCATTAAAAGAATTATGGAAAGAGAAATTTGGGACCGGGATGAAGTAGAAACTAAAACTTCTTATCCAAAAGGTAGCACAGCAGAGAGATTGGCAAAGCTTAGACAGAAAGCGCGTGCACAAGGTGAAGAATATATGTCTGTTGTTTCTACCTTGAATTGGGACGCTTCATGTGAATGCGGTGATGATACAATTCCAAAGAAAAGATGCATTGTTCTCGATCCTTTTTTTGGTGCTGGTACCACTGGCCTTGTGGCAGATCGCCTACAGCGCGACTGCATCGGCATAGAATTAAGCCAGGAGTATATTAACATTACCGAACGCCGCTTACGAAAGGACGCCGGCCTATTAATAAATATAGTCAGAGAGTGAGAAAAGTAAAATGAGCACAAATTTAGAAAGAGAATATATTCAGGCGCCATCAGGCCTTATCCTGCCTGATTACGTTATAGCGGATATGTACAAACCGCTGCCCATAGCCATTGATTTATTTGCGGGATGTGGCGGCTTCAGCCTCGGCTACATCAATGCTGGTTGGAATGTTATTGCAGCAGTTGAATACGCGCCTGAAGCGGCAATAACATATATGTGTAATCTCTCACGTTATAACGACGTCCAGATGCATTTTCCTGATGAAGAGGAAGAAAAACGCATGGAAGAGTATCTCACCAAGCAATATACCAAGAAGAAAAAAAATGACCTTTCGCCACCGCCGATGGCTGGCACCGGCTGGATTAGCCACCAGCCATCAAATATTCCTGGCGTAAAGCATTTCTTCTTTGGCGACATAAGGAAAATGACCGGCAAATATATCCTCGATACCATCGGCCTTGATAGGGGAGAGGTTGGTTGTGTAATGGGAGGACCGCCGTGCCAGGGCTATAGTCATGCTGGACGTAGAAATGTCATGGACCCGAGGAATAGTCTGGTATTTGATTTTGCCCGTATGATCGTGGAAATAGCGCCGAAGACGATGGTATTTGAGAATGTCCCAGGCATTGCCACCATGGTAACGCCAGAAGGAATACCGGTTATCGATCAGTTTGCTACCATACTGGAAGGCGGTGGCTTCTCTACAGTTGAAGCCTTCAGAAGAACCATAAATTCCCAGCATGGCAATCTTGGCGTAGTGCGCCATCATGCTGTTGATAAGAGGAATAATCCGGTGAAGGAAAAGAAAGAATTGCCGACGGCAGCTTGTGACAAAGATCAGCTTGCAATGTCATTTTGAGGAAAGAATATAATGAAAATACTAAGCCAAAGGAAAACGAACATGCCCACTGGTATCGAACTGCTTACTATCCTCGAACAGGTATTCGAACTTGGACCATACAACATGCTGCTGCAGTGTGAGAAGGAACGGGGCTTCGAGATAGTCGAGACAGGCAGTGTGCCATGGTTGCCGGCAGCTGACTGGCCGAATGACATTGTCATCACCCAGAAGGGCAAGGAAATACGCATAGTGGCGATCTATGCCAAGCGCCCCGGCAATGGTGCCTTCCGTCGACTGATAACCGCCATCATCCAGGCCGGCATGGTACCGGTAATCGTCACTCCGGTGCACGAAATGCGCGATACCATGAAGCGCTGGGGATGGAAACAGAAGCTGACTGGCACCAACTTCCATGACCGGGAAGAGACCTGGCACCCGAGCGAAGACTTCATCCGGAAACACTCACTGAAGGAGACATGTTGATGATCTGGGACTTTTTAATATTCTATGCTTCCATGGGCATAGTTGGAGTGGCGGTGGAATTTGTCATTCTTGAGCAACGTAACCATTGTCAATCCTGTGCATTCCTTTTCTGGTTCGTAATTATTTTCTTCCTACTTCCAGGATTTTTTATAAAGAACATTTCTATAGATAGCACCAAACAATACTGGTGGAAGAAGCCATGACGAAATTTAAGATACATATAATCTGTAACCGCAAAAAACAGTCTCTATTCTATTCGTTAAAAAGTGAGGATTTGAATGATACAAATCTGCACCAGTTAGATACCAAAACTACGATGGAAAATGCCTTGGATGAAGCGCTGATTAAAATCGGGGAAAAGATAAAAAGCACTTTCCCTTCTTTCGAGGAAATCGACGGAAAAATATACCAGAGGGTATGACAACCATGACCGAAAATGTACAGAAAGAGATTGCTGCCAAACTTGCCAGTCATTCATAAAATAATTAACGAGGAGGACATATGAGCAACACTATATTCGAGAAGATAAAATGGGCACTCCACTATCACATGCAGCATAATTCAGATGAATTTGTAGAAATGCTGACCAAGTCCGTGATGAAGGTAATAGTACCGGAAGACGTTATTCCGGGTGAAAATATCGCTGAACGGAATGATCCACGCACCTGTTCTGATTGTGGCCTATCTCTCCGGGGTGGACCGCATACATGCCCCCGCGACGAACTAAAAATATCAATAATTTATAATGGTCGGGAAATTGGCTGTTTCACATTACATCCTGATGTTGCTGCACATCTTCTTGATGGCAAAGTAATTGATGGTTATATCGGCGGCTACGATGCGAATATAGGAGCATTCGCCACAGGTCACTTCTCAAAGCGAAAAGAAAGAAAAGCTATCGAGCGCCTGGCACAAATGGATGCACCGCCGATTTGCCGCATTATCGATAAACTTGAAGCAGAGAAGAAACTCGCATTAGCGAAATACACACCTCGGGAATATGCACTGGGGAAAATAGATGGCCTTGATTATGCCATCGCAGCTATGGGGGATGCCTCTACCCGTAAGGATGAGGAGTGCACTGGAACAACCGGCTCAGCAACCTCGGCCAGTGCTTTACGGCCATCCCCCGCCACCGATACATTGATACAGAAAGCATTCGAGACTGCTTATAATGATTGGAATGGAGACTACGCAAAATATAAAGATGGCGAATATATTAATACAGCACAGCAAAGAACATACGTTGTATTTGAAAAAGGATGGAAAGCTGGTCACATGGTTGGTTGCGAAATCACCGATAAGATGTTCCCAAGTGAGGTTGCAGAGAATAAGTTTGATTTTAACGCTTTTGTAAAAATAGTCGATAAGTTGCCTGAATTTGGAATATCACAAATTGCTGCTTCTGAGCTTATAGGCGCATATGAAAATGCTAAAACGATGCGGGAATATGGTGAAGACGCAGATAAAGATAGGATTTGTCCTTTGTGTCATGAACGTTGGGATCCACAGGAAGCTAGAAATAAAATATTAAATTCTACCAATCAGAAGTCTACGGCCATTGATGACGAACTTGTCCGCGCTCTAAATTGCAATGCTTTTCATGAAGCCGAAAAAGAACATAGTCTTAATAGACAAGCGGGGCTTATGAATAGAGACGTATTGTTTCGTACCATCATTGAAATTCTTCGTCCTTATCTGAAGCGGGAATCCGTTGATCATACGAAATTGTTAGCGGGAGTTATAAAGCGCGGCCTTGAATTAAAGGGTGGCTGGCGCGAAGCAATCGTGGAACTTGAAGATCATTGCAGCGAACCGGTAAGGCTTAATAACATGATCGCCGCAGCAGACCAACTAGATGGTTGGGCAAAGGATGCTAGGCAGGCCTTAACCCAAATAGAAGATGGTAGCCATGAGTAATTTTTCAGAAGGTTTTCTATTAGGAATATTTGTTGCCACCGTAATTATGGCGGCCGGATGGATGTGGAGTATCAGTCATGGCTGACCTGTATCCCATAGAAGCCTATGATGCGATCGATCATCTGAATTCCTGGGTGCGCGCACCAAAGGAAGATGGCAGTAGCTTCTATTCCCCGAAATTCGCTATCTACGACTGGAAGCTGGAATTAATAAAACAGGCTATCCTGCACAATATTGCAAAACTCGAAGCTATCACCATGTGATGCGCGATCATGTTGAATATTCTTCATGGGCATGCGGTCATTGTAGGGAGACAGTAGAGAATATCTTCAAAACATTACCGTTGCCGAATATCAATCACTCCGAAATTAACAAATGGCTGAGCCGGAGGAGGGCTATAGCATGACAGAAAAACAAGCGGGATTTATAATATGTGCATTAGTTTATATAGCCGTAATAATGATATTTATGCATTTCGATCTAGCTTTAATCGCTAGTAGGCTTGCTAAATAATTAAATCAGAGAAAGGCAATAGCATGATGGTAAAATTAATAATTCTGATCACCATATTTATGGCCACTGCAATAAGAGCCGAAGAACATATAAGTACAAATGGTCATTACGATACAACCCAAATAAAGATCGACAATAAATGCTTCGAAAGCAAGGGATGCATCAAGTTTCATTATGATGATAAGCACGGTGCTCGTTGTGATGGAAAGTATATCAAAGGCATAGATTGTGATGAAAATAGAAGTTACCTCATAGATGTTGGAAAAGGATCACAAGTTGATCTAGATAACAATGGTTTTCAAATCAGCAATTAACAGCTATTTACTTTAATAAAAATCTGAGGAGGTTTTATGAATTTTGCTTTAACTGCTGCGGGCCTAAAAATATGTATGGCGCTCGGCCTTCTTCATCCCACTTATGATGAATGTAATTCACGTCTTATTTCTTCCCGCCCTACCTTACAAAATATGGAAGAAGGGCCAACAAAATTAGTAAGTTCTCCAGACAAAATGTGGAGTAAAGGAGAAGAAAAAGGCTGGGATTGTATAGACTTTGCCACTTATGATAGATACGATTTATCCAAGGGAACAGTGCACTATTGTACCCGCAGCATGGTTATATACTTTGTTCCTGGCACGCCATTATGGCATTGGGCACCTTACGATCACAATTTGACTGGTTTATATAGAGTTTCCGGGACCAGGTAATCCGCTTTGCGATGACTGCACATTCTGCGGCGTCTGTGGGTTAACATGCGCCACCACACAGTCATGAAGATAAGCCGCCAGATAGGCCACGGCAAATGGTAACTCATGCAGCACTTCGTCATCAATCCGTGCTCCATAGGCAATCATCACCTTCAGCGCACAATAAACAATCACTCCTACCGCTCCGCCCGTGGTCATATTGTTATGCGGCTTAAACGGGCTCGGAGTGTCGTTAGCCATTGTCTTTCTCCCTGACAAGGTAGTTATGATAGAGGTATAGATGGTGGCGCCGCAGCGGTCCCCACGGATCGCTGAGTGGCCCTGGCACATCGATGATGATACGTTCGCCCGGGTGGCAATAAGGAGCAACCACCGGCAGCGGCTCCGGCACTGCACAGACAAAATCCTGCTCGAGTATATTGCGATAATTGCGATATGACCGAACCGGACTTTCAACCAGCCCGGCGGCGAAGATAGTGTCACCCGGATTTGGGGAGCCGAAGACCACACGGTGTACGTCCGGACCCGGGACGCCATCTATAATAAGCGCTCGGGCAAATATATGCGCATGGGCAGCACCGCGGCTATGTCCTATGCACCAGACCTTCTTGCCAGGCTCTAGCCATTCCTTGGCCACTTCTGAGCATTCTGGAATACCGGTATAGAAGCCGAGCTCTACGCCGCCGAACTTCGCCGGCCGGATCATGGCGGCTTCAAAGTTGCTCAGCCAGTCGGCAAGATTATGGCTTCCCTCGAACGCAAAGACCACGCAGTCCTTATACGTCTTCACTGCGAAGTCAACGCCACGGATGCTATATTGTTTATCGAAGATACCCAGCGCGCCATCATACTGCTGCTGGAGGAGGATTGCACAATCGAGGTCGGTCAGTCCCATGGTAGCCTCAATTTAATGATATGGACACATGAACAATGCAAGGCATGTTAGTAGCACAGTGTACATAATAAGCATTCCCGCCGCAACCAGATAAAATCAGGCATGCGGCGAGAAGCTTCAGGCAATGGCGGTTATGCCTTTGCCGGGCCAGCATTGCCGGCAGCGGCAGTGTTGGCGTTACCCACAGCGGCTTTATCCTCTGCGTCTGCGCCAACGGCGGCAGGCATAGCAGAAACAACGGCACTGGTTTCCGCAGTAGGCGTTTCCAGATGCTGGATAAGCAGATCAGCCACATCAGTGATGATCTCGCTCTGCAGAGCCGGTGCCGCGGCTAGACCTTCGGCAGCAATCGCAGGCACGCCAGCCTGGATAGTTGCGAGGGTTGGGTTAGCCTTTATGGCCTTCAGATAAGTCAGAAGCGGCAGTTTCAGCGCATGCTGTATCTGCTGGTGAATAGTAGCCGTCAGGTTCTTCAGATCGCCCCCAGCATCAGCAGCGGATTTATCGGTTTTGTCATTCATAAAATTCTCCTTCGGATAATGGTTAAAGTGAAACTTCGCATTCAGCGAGTACATGAATTAAATCATACCTGAAGCACTTTGCATAATAAAATTATGCGGTGGTATTATCCGGCGTCAGAAACAGAGCGCGTTCTTCCTTCCGACGCTCGAGCAGGCCATTGCTTTCTACCAAAACACCTTTGATACGCACATGATCCCACTTCAGAAATTCATCGGCGGCCGCCTGCCACCGCTGTGCATCAATCAGGTCACCCAGCGTCTGGTAGAGCACACCTGGTCCAGTGTTATAAACAAGGCTGGCCAGTGCTGAGAATTGGTTATCGGTAAGCTTCACCCGAATGTTATGGGTAATAGCATCGCACGCATCTTGTACGTCCTGTTTGAGAGCAGCATCGGCTTGCTGCTGTGTCCATGGCTTTGTGGTAGAAGTTATTCCCTTAGTATGACCATAACCCACGCTCCAGATACCCTTCTGATCCTGGTATGGTATTAGGCGGCAACTCTCACGTTTCTTGATAATGTTAAGCCCAGTATCATTGATTGATCTGGGTGAGGTAACCATCAGTTTAACACCTTGAGCTGGAACTCTCCGCACCAGCCATGATCTGCCATGACAGGGAAGTTGCAGGAGATAGTGGCATGACCTTCCTCATTAATCCTTACCAAAGATGTTGCTGGCGGAAAGCGCCGGCAATGGACTTTGTTATTGTCGAAGGCTAAAGCGAACTTACAATCTGCGCAGCGTTCCATCATGAGCCCGGCACTGGCATTGGCGCAGAGGAAGAAGGAGGTTCTGCAGGAGTGATTTCACCGTCATCGGGTGCCGTCCTGTCTATACCCGTAGTAACCGGTTTATTAGGATCGTACGTGCCCTTGCATTTCTGAAGCTCGATATCCTTGTTCTTCGCTTCGTTATAATATTTTATGCTGTTGTCGCCGGTAGTGACCAACTGCGCCTTCAGGCTGTCGATGATCTTATAGCTTTCCTTTATATCGAGGGATACAACAATCAACAGCAAGACGAGGAAGAGATTAAGCGTGCCGGATATTACGAGTTTGCCCATGTTTCAAGCTCCTAAAATTCTGCTGCAGTGATACAAGCCACTGAACCATATAGTGGTATTATATCACTTGCAACATTATTTCAGCAAGCCAGGATTTAATACCCGATGCAAGAGAAGCTTATAACGTCATTTGTGACAGTCGTACCTGTCAACACGGCGGTGGTTGTTGAGCCTCCCGTTGTCTGATCATAAATATTAGCCGGCGTTGTCTGATCGCTTGCCGTACATGACCAGCCATTGGGTGCGGTAGCAGTATCGCCCATGGTGATGGTAACTGTACAGGCACCGGTAGTACCAGAGGTAAACCGGCCTGCAGTAGCACCACCAACCGTACCAGAATTACTGCATCCTGAGGCGGTGAATTTGGTGCCGACAGACATATAGGCGGCGGTTTTTATCTTACCTGTGGTATTGCCAGCCGTACCTGTTCCTACCGCCAATACACCGCCGGCGCTACGTGATATAGCCAGATCGGGTGCCGTGGTAGGATTGACAGTCGAGTTCCAGCTGAAGGTGTTGCCAGATCCCAGCTGTACCGTGCTTGTGCTTGCGCCAAAGACAAAGGCAGCGCTCGTAGTATCGTAAAAGCCAAACAGGCCAGGATTATTGGCACTGGCAAAGAAGCTGAACTTATGACCACCGCCAGGGCCAGCATCGATGTTAATGCCTGCCTGGGTCGCATTGCTCGATATGACGGTAAGCCCGGCACCGCCGTTACTGTTGATCGTCATCGCGCCGGTTGCGGCCGTAGTGGCACCAAGCGTCAGATTGCTGCCATCAAAGAGTAGATCCGCGTCACCGCCTACCGTTGTGCCTGTCGCGGCATAATAGGCGACCTGGTTAATGGTGCCGGCATTGACGGTACCGCCGCCCGATGACAGAGCCGTCCAGCTGCCAGCGCTACATACTTCCGTCTGCGGCACAGTGGTATTATAACGAATAGAACCAGCGGCCGCCGTGTTGCATGTCGGTTCCTGACCCGTCGTGCCTTTTGGCAAAGTCAGTGAAGTGGTGAAATTACCATAATCAACAGCAGTAAGCGTATTCGTACCGGGAATAGTGATAAGCGTATTCGCTGGTGCCGTATTACCGCTATTATGCCAGTTAGCAACCGCCTGCTGCCAACCGCCTGAATTTCCATTGCCAGTATTGGCAGCACCGTTATCCATCGATATCAGTGTCGATCCTGTTGCATCAATCACGGTGGCGGCCGCCAGCGGTGTGCCAGCGCTATAACCATAAAAGCCTACATTGTCGCTATGAAAATCCGATGTGTTATTAAGGCAGATATACGCATCCTTGCCGTTAACAGCAACCAATCCGCCACTGGTATAGGCATTGACGAAAGTAGTCCCTTGCAATTCTATATGCGTATTATCCACAACGGTGATGGTGCGCTGATTACCATTGGCTTCTGTCGTGCCGCCCACGCCAGATACATTGGCGATATCACCAGTGGTTAGGCCTGATGTAGCGGAAGATCCGCCGCTGGGATTAAACCCGAACCCGGTAACAGTAAGGCGTACCACACCTGCCGTGCCTGAAGCCGCACCCGTCACAGTAAGTGTTCCGGCCAAGCCAGCACCTTTTAGCGAACCGCCCTCAATATTGATTTGCTGGGTTCCGTTACCATACACTGCGCAGCGCCCTACTCGGTCAACCTGCACATCTGTCATCGACGCCTGCAGCGAACCGAAACCATCGAGACGAATACCATAATCGGTGGCATATTCGATACGTGGATGCTCAATGCGCGCTAAACCCCCAGCACTGCTCGATAGCCATATCGCTGTACCGGTAGAGGGAATGGTATCACCAGCACTCAGAAGATCGGAAAAAGGACCATAAATACCTACCTGATTAGCACCCCAATCATTACTGAAGAATTTGGCGAAGATAAACGCACCAGTACCATCCGGTGAACCAATACCCGCTTTGCAACTTTTGGCGCTCATATGCTCCGCCTGGATAATGGAAAGTCCTCCGGTACCCGCGCCGGCAAATGTACCTATGCAGGCGGTACTATCCCAGGTCGTACTGGCACCGAAATTACCGCCGGTATAACCGCGCACCTCAAATCCGCGCATTGCAAAATCACCAGCATTATTAAGATCGATACCGAAACTCGGCGTTCCGATAATGAAAAGATGCGGGCCACCAGAAGGCTGCAAGGTCGATGGTACATTTCCGTAACCGTAATTAGGCGCTTCAAGCTGACCGATAAGCGATGTACCAGATACAGCCGGCAGGTTCGCTGCCCAGCAATTATCCGGCATTATGACAGCAGCGCCCTGCCCTTGAGCAGATGCGGCGGCTTCCGCAGCGGTAATACCATAGGTATCATCCCACGTGCCATTAGCACTGGTGGTGGAGGTCACATTGATGGTAAGCCCCTTGCCATAACCGGTAATCGTAGTGGCTGGTACGGCACTGACAATGGCATAATTTCCACCCGGATTAAGAATGGTATACGTAGTGACACGGCCACCGCTAACTCCAGTTACCCTCCCAACCATATAATTTCCGTCCCGGGCTGGATTGGGAACTGCGAACAGATCATTAACCTGATAAGCGCCACCGCAGATGGTAGAACCGGAGGTGCTACAGGTAGCCGCACCACCCACAGCCAAGGTGGTTGAAGGTGCTGAAGGTGGCGTGGAGAGGCCATTGACATTAAAGGATGCACCAGAACCGGTACCAGTTATCGGGGTACCCCACAGAGCATTAAAATAATATCCGCTGCCAGGTTTTTCCATGACGAAAGTAGTGATCGCGCCAGAACTTACACCAGTAACACGGCCTATAGCATTGGCACCACCACGCATATGGGCTTCGAGTTGCTGATCCTGCAGCATAAATTTATCACCAACATTCCAGCCACTGCCACCACCATTGAATAGCACAACGCCTGAAGCACCATAGGCACCGGTACATTTTGCGCCGTAATTGCGCGGATCGAGCATAACACTGTTAGCACCCGTGGTACTGGTACCACCGCTGCTGCCACTGGCACCGCCATTGGCGTTATATGGACCACCTACATTGGGAGGCCACGCCAGTGCTTCATCACGGTGCACAGTGAACAATATCACAAGGAGCAGTGTTAAAAATAAACTCCGGAATATACGGTTATAGTTGCGCATAATTTTCCCCTATCAGGTTTTTTTTGCCAGTTCGGTAAGAACGGCGGTTTGCATTGCTTCGATCTTATTTTTTGTGTCGTTTATCTGGCTCTCTATCTTTGTCTGAGTGTCCTTCACTTCTTTCTTCGTCTCATCAATCTGCTTTTCCAGACGTTGTCCCATATCGCGGTTTGCTTGCTGGCTTTCCTGAAACAACATCCTCACATTGTCTTTGGTGGCATATTCCTTTGCAGCTTGCAGTTTGTCTTCCAGCACCTTTTTCTCGCCTTCGTTAACTCGTTTTTCGAGCGCATCGATTTCTTTATCGTTTTCATCGATACGATCGTCGCGTTTCTTAAGCATATAAAGCAACAGTCCGCCGGCCAATCCAAGTATGGTGCCACCTAACGTCACAGCCAAACCAAGTACCTGCCCTACCGTAATTACATCTGAAGTCTGTTCCATCTTACTTTCTCGTCTACTGTGAGCAGAATTCTCTAACAATTACGATACCACCAGCACCATCGCCGCCATTCAATGTCTGACTACCGCCTCCACCGCCGGAGCCATAGGCATTTCCGCCGCCGCCTGCACCAGTATTACCGCCTACGCCGCCGCCGCCAAAATATGAAGTCCCGCCATCTCCACCTTTTTGAGCACCCGATGACAACCATAATCCACTGCCCCCAGGGCCGCCTGTTACATTGACATTTCCACTAGAGCCGGTGCCAGGATTGCCTCCGGCTACCGTTGCCGGTGCCACAGGTACTGGAGAATTTGCAGTACCACCGGCGCCACCTGTTGCTGATAGAAGTGCTCCGAAAGAACTGCTGCCACCCGTGCCACCTGTACAGGTCACACTCGTTGCGCAACCAGCACCGCCGTTACCAACTGTGACAGATTGTGACCCACCTATAGTTGCTGCTGATAATGTTTTTCGTGAATAACCGCCAGCGCCGCCGCCGCTGCCAACTGAATTGCTTACAGCAGTACCGCCGCCGCCACCGCCGGCACCTTGCACCTCTACCACGGCATAGAGCATTCCAGTGGATGGCGTATAAGTACCGGAAGAGGTAAATACTTGGGATTTTACAGTTACTACACCAGCAGCACCGCCGTTACTCGCGGCGGTAATAAGCCCTTTTCCATTGACCGTGATATTGGCGTTGGTGAAGGAACCGACATTCGAATTCACAGTTGCCAATGTCGTTGCCACTGTACCCGAGGTAGTAATGTCACCGGTAAGATCCGCATTTGTAACTGTGGTCGCGCCGGAGAATTTTGTCAGATTACCGCTGGCGGGCGATCCTGTCGTTCCCATAGAACCTGCCGGTCCAGTCGGTCCGGCAGGACCGGTTGCACCGGTAGCGCCGGCCTGTCCTGGTGGTCCGGAAATGCTTAATGTCCAATCAGAATGGGTACCTGAACCGCCGGTCACGGTGACGTTGAGCACCAGCGAGGGGACTGAATAACTTGTCACCTGCCCGAATACATAATTCGATGGTGCAGAAGTTTCTGTGACAAGCACATATTGCCCGACTGTTACAGGCAATACGCTGTTTGTAGAAAATGTCTTACTTCCCGTGCCAACTGTATTTGAGGTGGATGAAGTAACTGAATTTATGAGAAAGGGATTATACGTGAAAGTTATATTGCTGGGGCTCGTTGACTGGCCACCCGTATGATCAATCTGTATCGGGTTTGCCGTGCTTACCGTCCATAGGCCCGCCTGCGTGCCACCGGTAACATAAATGGCCTGTCCCTTAACAGTGCCGCTGGGTCCAGAAAAATCGCTCGAGCGGATCCATGCACCGGAAAATACTGTATATATGCCGTTTGTGGTGGGGTCGGTCTGATTTTTAACCAATATGCGTAAATAATCGGCGTTCAGGTTTACGCCATCAACAGTCTGATATCCAGATAGTGTGATGTTGGTGGTGGTGGCAGCGTCTACTGGCTGCTTACCGAATGAAGCAAGAACAGCACCGGCGAAGCGATCCAGATAGTTTGTTTGCGAATAGGCTGGCTCGGTGCAGGCGAAGAGAATACAGAGAGAAGCGAGGAAAGCCGCTGCTTTGCGTAAATGGTTTCCCAATATTTTGCTTAACATCCAGTCCTCTTGCCCTCCTCGGGAGCAAGGGTATATGCAGATGTTTTATAGCATATAAATCTTTTTGGGTATATTTTTTTAATCAGTGCTTGGTTGCACCCTTGTCCTGATGCAACTGATCGAGCATTTCATTACCCTGCTTCGCAAGGCTTATCATCTGATAATAGGTGGCATCGATGATCTGGCGCTTCTCATCTCCGCCGATTTGCGGGTTTTTGTAAATCAGGCGGATGAATTTATTCTGCTCACTGATGGTTTTATTTATGCTATCCAGCTTGTAAAACTGGGTGGGGTTATTGGTCATCAAGTCCTGCGCCTGCTGCATCTCACCCTGCTTTATCAAGTCTTTGAAGGTATTCTGATACTGCTTCATCTGATTGTAGCTATTCTGGAATTCCTGAATGCTCTGTGCCTGGGCGGACGGATAGCGGGAAACAAAGGCCTTTATGAAGGGTATGTCCGCCAGTGACTTCGTGGGCAGAACAGGATCCGGCAATACGCCGGCCTTGCGCAGCGAGGCGTCAGCGGCAGTCATCACATAACCGCCAAGCGCGCCGGTCCACTGTCTCAGGTAATTATCAATAACCATCGGGGAAGCCATAGAGGTATCCTTCAGATAAGGAACTTTCCCCAGAAGGTGTCCGGCCGCCTTGGTCAACTCGCTGGTATATTCACTGTAGCGGTATTCTGGAAGCTCCTGCATCAGGTGATTAGGTACCAAAGGCTTTGCCCGGAACATGCTGTAATTCGTCATCTGCTCCATCACCGGCATAAGTGCGTTCGGTATCACGTTAGGCAGCGCCTGCTCAAACATATCCTTGATACCTTCGGCAACTCCTTTGCCGTGCTTATCATTTCCCGATACCAGATCGAGCAGGCGTTCTGGCACAGTGCCAAACATGAAGCCCATCAAGAATGGCTTGGGAACACGTAGCGTGTATTGCCCTGCCGGCACAATCCAGAAGGCATCACGTTCCCATGCCGGGCTTTCCTGATAGGCCGGATTATTGTGATTTAACGCCCAGTTTAACATGGTCGGCAAGGTGATAAGAGCAAAACCCTTTGCCAAGGTCGGAAGCGGGCGTGAGCGCAGCGCGTCCACCAGCTGCGCAGTATGTTGTATTTCTGCATTTGCCAGCGCAGTGAGAGAGTTCCATGAGCGGGTTTGGCTACCGATGCGGGAAGGGTCGGGTGCCACATTTCTGGCATAGTGGCCGGAATTGATGATGCTTTCCTTATTGATGTTCAAGCCATCGATAGCGCGCTTGTAGGCACCGAGGCGCTGGATATTCTCAAGGTTCTGCTGAAAGGCATGAATTGCCTCAAAGGGTGAGCGTACCACATTCCATGCTTTGCCCAGATAATTTGTGGCCGGTTCTTCCTTTGTCAGGCGGCGCACCTGGTCCACCACGTCATCACGGCTCAAGCCAGATAATGACGATACCTTGCCACCGGACTTCAGCCAGTCTTCGTACCATGCATCCTTCTTCAGATAGGAGAACAGACCTTTATACAGGTTCTCGAATGGCACCATACCCTTTTCCCCGATGACCGTGGCGGAAAGGGTATTACGCTCCAGATGGCGCAGGATGAATTCCGGCGACACAATACCATAGCGTAGCATCTTTGTCGGCACCTGCAGCATCTTGAACAGCGCACCATGCGCGCCGCGCGGGATCGCATTGAATGCTTCGGCAATATCCGGGTCTACCTTCAGCACCGTCCACTTCCCTTTATCGAAGAAGCCTACCTCGTCTTTGGCAAGCGGCGTGCGCATGGCGCGGAATACCGTCAGTGTATCCTGTGGCACTCCGGTGATACCCTGGCTGGCAAGGAATTTGTCCATCTCCGCTTCGCTCACCTTCGTAGGGGTAATGCGCGGTGCCTGCTTCTCGAAATAATCGGCAGGGTTTGCTTCCTTGCTGGCCCGGTCAAAGAATGACTTTACCGCGGCGTTGCGCTCGGCAATGGAGATATAAGAAAAAGTGTTCTTCACGATGCTTTCAATCGGATCGATAATGTCACGTTCAGATCCTCTGATACGCTTGATCGGGTTCTTCACCTGGCCACCTGCAAGCCCCACACTGGCATCATCATCCATGACACGGTAGAAAGGTACATAAGCGCTATTGGCCCCGCTCATGGATTTCACCTGCTCATCGGTCAGGATACCTGCATCCTTCATGTATTTCAGCAATGACGCCTGATAGGTATTGAGCTCCTTGAATATCGGCTCATACTTCGCAGCGCCCTTGGCAATAACCTGCTTTGCATCTGCCATCAGTTTGGCGGCGTTCGGATCATCACCGAAAGGTTTTATCTGGCGCGCTTCCAATTCCAGCGCACGGCGGGATACTGCATATTCCCGCAGGCCGTTCATATCCTTGGCAACCGGCTTCAGGATTTCCTTCAGTGACTTCCCCGTGTTTTTGTACGTGTCGAAGTCAAAGGTATGACCTTCAATGAACTGTTGGGCGCGGCCATAGTTGCCGGCAAGATTGCGCAGCAGCTTATAGGCATTTTCCATAGCGGTGGCATTATTGCCATTCTTCATGCTATCTACCACGCGTCGGACAGGATCGAGGCGATCTACCGCGGCTTTATAGAAGTCATTCCATGATAGCTTTTCCTTCGGTGCTTCATTGCCGCCGATGCTGATCTTGCCGAGGATGGTATCCTTCGGGAAGGCAAACTTGCCAGATGCTTCTGCTTCGGCGCTTCCCGGTACCGGGCGGCCGCCAACTTCACCGCTCTCAATGCGGGAAAATACATCCTTTGCCGTCACCGCGCCGCCGAATATCTTGCGTGCCTTATCTGCAACAGTATCAATAAACTGCTGCATTTTCTCAAATATGGGTCGGATGATAGCCGGCAGTGACTGGAATTTGTCCGCGCGCCCGCGCGAGAATTCTTCGGCAATGGCTTCTTCCAGCTGCTGTACCTTGTTCAAGTCATCCCAGCGGCTCTCCACATTATGCTTGCCTATCCAGTCGCCATCCTTGGCAGCCTGCTCAAGCGTAGACCATTCATCGGGCGTCAGCGTCTTGCGCAGCGCATGCACGACCTCATGACGAGCGGTTTCTTTGACATCACCGGCAGACAGAGCGTAATTGACAACATAGCGGACTTCACCGTTGGAGAGGCGCCGACGGTTGGCATAGCCTTCCACTTCGCCGGGCTTGCCCGCTTCACCGGTAGAGAACAATTTCTTGAAGACGCCAACATCACCTTTGCCGCCCAGCAGCTTTGTAAGTTCGGCATTTACCGCTTTCACAATTTCGGCTTCTTTGGCGGTATAGGCTTCCGTGGGAACACCGGCAAGCCCAGGCGCTACATGGATTGCATCATCGGGAATTGAAGTTGTGGCTTCACCTTGGCGAGAAAACATCAACTTTTTGTTTTCCGCATCGAAAGTTCCATGATTATAGATAGATTTCAATTGATTTGGTTCGAAAGCAAAACCTACAAATGTACCATCTTTTTCTGGCAATATAGCGCCATCATAGCCACGCGCTTCAAGTTCGGAAAGTCCGAATTTTTCATATTCTTTCCATCCTGCTGGATTTTTAAGAGCGGCGTACATCTCTATTATTCTGCCTTTACCAGCAGCACCGACTTCACCATTCTCTATGGCTGCTCTATCCGAAGTGAACCATATTATTTGCTGCGCGCCTTTTTTTGGATTAAAGGCTTGGAAATTTTTATCTGTACCATGATAGACAACCTGAGGTTTCCCGCTTTCATCTACTACTTTGCTGTCTCCAAACCATTTATTGAATTCTGGTGTAGTAATATCAGCAATTTTAGGCTTTTGAAATTTAGCTTCTACTGCGCTGCCTTCTGCCGCAGGTTCATGGCTGCCAGCAGCAGCGCCTGGTTGTAATTGTCCACGTCCTTCTCCGGCGTTAAGCTCGCGGGCTCGGGCGATGAACTGCTTGGTGACAGCGGCGATGGATTGGCCGTCCTTGAGTTGTCGGGCGGCGTCACTGAGGGCATCGGAGATGGGCCCTTTGCGCGTGGCGTCATTTTGGATAGCCGTGAGGAGGTCTTCATTTTGAGCCTTTGCCGTTACATTTTTTTCTTTTGATAGCACATTTCCGGCTTCAGTCAAAGCGCCTTCCTGCGTGACGGCGGTATTGAAGGTGGACTTCAGCTTGCGCAACTGCTTGAGGGAATTGTCCAGAACCCGCGCGCGCTCTGCGAAAACCGTCTGTGCGATGTGTTCATCTCCGAATAAACTGGTCTGGTCACCGTGAAGGAAGCCTGAGTTCTTCACATCCTGCACAATGCTGCGTGCCTGCTCAACATTATCCGGCTGGGTCTTTGCCAGCACATCCATGGCAGCCAGCTGCTCCTTGGGATCGGATATTGCCCTGCCTACCTCGGCGGCATAACCGGAAGGCACCACGCCATTGACCACCATGCCAAAGCTATCATCACCCAGCGCCGCAAGACCATTGGCCTGCTGGACAAGCTGGCTCTTTGGGGGAAGTTCTGGAAGGCGCATGCTATCGGGTATGGCCGGTCCGCGCATGATCTTAGCGGCATCAATGGCGGTACCGGAGCCTTCCGCGATATTCTGGCGCGCTCCGAGCACGCGCATATATTCCGGCGTATAGCCATCAGCTTCATTGAATACACGGGCTGGCACCTGCACGCCTTCCTGACCCGCAGACACTGCACGGTTTGCGAGGTCAGTGCGCTGGTGACCATTCACAACGAACGTATCGCCATTATTATCCCGCCAGGCGGTGATCGGGTTAGCCAGTGTCGGCTCCCATATATCGGTTCCCTGCAGCGCGCCGGTAACGCCTTTCTCATCGGCTTCCTTATACTGGAAGCGTTTCGGATCGAGTTTCAGGTCGGTAGGGTTAAGCATTTCGAAGGCAGAGTTTCCCACTTTCGGTGCCACGGCTTCATTGCCGGCTTGTGCTACGGGTTCCGGTGCAGGATTTTCAGCAGGCTTTGCAGGCTGAAATATTTCCGGTATATGGCCGGCCGCCAAGTCCTGCGCCACGGTAGGATTGATCTTTGCTTCCGCCACTACCTGCGTAGGGGTAATTCCCGTTTCACGGTAGATGTTACGCAATACCTGCGAAACTTCAGCTTCAGCATCCTTACCATTCGTAACCGCCGCGGCATCAACAAAGTCCTGTGCTTTTGGCTGTTCTTCCCAGCCTCGCTTTGTAGCGCCTTCGCCGCCCGTGGTAGCGCCGAATATCATACCTGGTGCGCCGCCTACCGCTGCCGCCGCTTCCTGCGCACGCTCATCCAGTCCAAGCGCCTTGGCGGTCTCACTGGCTGCTACCGCGCCGCCGCCTGATGCTAGTGTACCTATAGCCTTACGGATTGCTGTGCCTTCGCCACCGGCAATAAAGGGAGCAGCCTTTAAGCTGCTTTCTGTGACTTTTCCGGCAACGGTCTCTGGCTGATAATCAAGTGCCTTATCCGCTACCTCACGCAGCGCTGTGTGAGCAGGTGATTGTCCGAATTCCGGTATGCCCTGTGTCAGCGCTTCTGCCGCTGGCTGGCTGAGTTCGCCGCCGGCTGCTTCGTATGCCTTACCGGCAAGCCTGGTGGCACCCTGCACCGGCAGATTGACGGTTCCCTGTACCAGATCACTAACCAGCGAAGCCGGTGTCGACGTGAGCAGATAGGCTTCATCTTTTGCCAGCGTGCTTCCCGTGGTCTTCAGCACATCCTGCAGCGTGGTTGTGGCGCTCTTGGTAAATTCGCTGGGGTTTCTGGTTTCCCCACGCTCATAGGAATTCATTAACTCACTGCGCATCTGGGGATTGCCTGGTGAAGCATCGCCTGTCTGGCTGACAATATCCTTCACCTTGTCTGTATTCGGCGTCTTCACACCCCAATATTTATTGATTTCGTCATCGTTAAATCCGGCGCCAGCCATCTGCCCGGATACCCGCGTGCGGTATTCATTCACTTCATCCGTATTGAAACCACCCTGCGATAAAGCATTCAGCCGAGCAACCCCAGGGGCTATATCGGCTGTTTGTTCTTCTGCATCTGTCATAATCCCAGCCTTTTAACGTATTCGTCTGCTGTTTCACCTTTACGCCTTAATTTCTCTGCTGGCAATGGTGCAGCGGGTAGGCTTTGGCGCATGCGGTTGGCCATATTGGCCTGCTGGGTAGGAAGATCGGCCTGATAGCTCTGGATATCGTTGCCGATGTAATTCTTGCTTTGGGGGTTAATCAAATCCTGCGTGGAAATGCCTTTCGCATTACCATCCGCAATTTTCTGACGCATGGCAACCTGCCAGTTATAGGCGCGCTGTTCGCCTTCGCCGTCGATATTCATCATGTTCGAACTGGAGAGCTGATCATGTCCCATCTTAAGGAATGATTTCAATTCAGCTGGATCCTCCATGCTCTTTTCCAGCAATGATTTATTCTGCGGGGTGATACCCTTGCCGACATATCCAAGCAATGCTTTCGGGTCGGTGATCTTTTCCGGATCGCCATCTGGCAGGTTTACGCGGCGGAACAGATCATTGAACACTGCCGGATCGGTTTTCTCAGTGCCTTTATTCAGGCGTTCCTGCCACCATTCTTTGCCGCCAGGACCCTGCACCGGCAGATTGGCAGCATTGATATCCGCCCAGGTTAACTGATTGCCGTGTTCCTTCTCGAAGAAGTCATTCTGCGTCTTATTGAATTCGCCTTCATTGGCAAGCTTCTGCAGGCGGTTCTGGCGTTCGGTGTTTGATAACGCAGCATCCGTCATCTTATGCGCCATCTCCGGATCAACTTCCTGCCCCATGAACATAGGTTTGGCACCTTCAGATTTAGCTCCTTGCTCCGGCGCCGCATCCGTCATGATATTGTCATTCTGTGCAACCTGAGCCTGCTGCCCATTCATGGAAGCGGTTACACCCTGGGATATTACATCCTGTGTAAATATCTTCCGATCAGCTGGCGATTTCTCAGCGGTACCGATACCTTTCAGAAGCGCCGCCAGCACCTGCGGATCATTCATATCCGGCTTATCGCCCGGCGCAATGCCGGAAGAGGAACTAACATTATTCACCCAAGCAGAAACCTTGGCCGGACTTTCTCCTGTCCACTTTTTTGCAATCTGCTGAAGTGTCATATCCTGATAACCATTGCGCAGCGTATTAGCGGTGAGAATTACACCATCCACTGGCGTGGCAGGATTAAGGAAGTCCATTGTATTATTCTTGGCACCTTCCTTCGTTTTCACATTCCCGAGATTGTACGGCGCATTTGATGCATGGCCACCGGCCGGCAGCGCAGAACTATCAGGAGGCGCTTCACCCATTGGCCAGCCACTGCCCAGCACATGATTTGCCTGCTTCTCTGGCGGTAGCGCAAGGAAGGCATTCCATATGGCGGTTTTCTTTGCAGTATCAAACTTGCCCTCCAGCAAATTCTGCTGGTCAATGGCTATGGGATCATCCTCACTCAAGCCGATGCTTTTGTGGTAATTGCTCAATTGATGATAGGCGAGATCATAACTGTCCTGCGCAACCTTGGGATCATTGAGCACGGCATCCTGGTAATTGATAACATAGTTACTGAGCGCAGCATCATTCGACTGAGCGTAATATGTCTTTGCCTGCGCACCAGCATGTTGGCTGGCACGGTACAACTCGCTGTCAACGGACGGCTGCGCCATCTTCATGAACATAGTACGGGCTTCGCCATTAAGGCTGCCAGCAGCTTCATTCATTGCCTGCGTTACCCTCTCGCGGTATTGCGGCCCAGCATCGAGCGCCGCCTTACCCTGAAGTGAATAATAATTCTGCGCGAGGTCACGCAATTTCGGCTCGAAATCAGTGGCCATAGCCGTGTTAACATCAGCGATGTTGACCATGTCCTGTGTGGCAATACCGACTTTCTGTTCTGTCTGTCCAAGGCCTTCCTGCGCTTCGGCGCCCGCAGCAGGGTTGTCTACCCTTGCAACGGAAGTGGTCGGCTGGGGAATTTCACGCGTACCAAGAGCTGTATAATCGGGAAGCTTTACCATTATGGTGCTCCCATGCTTGCCATGCCTTCATCAAACTCATCTTGGTCCATGGTGCCGCTGGCACCGCTCGGGCTTCCAGGCGTTGATATATTGGCGTATTTATTGAAAAGCGAACTGGCACCACTCAAGATGGTAGAAGTGGCTTTAGTCCTACCGGCATCAGCGGCAATGTTGCCGCTGTATTCTTTGGCAGTGGCCTGATTGTTAAGGCTCTGTGCAGCTGCATTTCCTTGGTACATATCGGTCAGGGCACGGTACTTACCTTCACCGGCAATAGTCTGCATGTTGGTGACGACAGTGGGATCGGTGGCGCTTCCACCGCCAGCCGCCGCCGCCGCCCGCGCATTGGACAATACAAGGTCAGTTTTCTTGTTGTCCGCTATCATCTTCTGTTCGGCGGCCGCCTGCTGCTGATCGGCATTCTGCCTTAACTGAGCGGCTTCATAATTGGCTTCATTCTGCTGTGCAATGCCTGCAGCCTTGGCGGCATTTGCGGCACGCATAGTGCCAGTTATCTGCATGATTGTGGCTGCTGTTGAAGCGCCTGCAGCTATAGCTGATGAAATCGCAGCAGTTGCAGCTAACGTGGCCATGCGTATAATTCCTTTCCTTGATATTCACGTAAATGATTGAAACCAAGGCGATTAACAAACTTATTTGCCATATTATGCGATAAATAGCAACAAGTGTACATCGGCAAATTCAATGACTTTATATGTTCCAGAAGTGCTTTTGCTGTTTCCCATATGGTTCGCTTCGGTGCATTGATACCCGGTTTAACATCAGAGAAAGCCATGCAGCCGTAACGGGTTTGCATTAAGCCGGCAAGACAGGCTACCTCACCTTTGTACAAAGCTACCCAGAAATAACCGGTGCGCGGCGGACCATCAGGATAGAACACGCGGATATCCTCAATGGTAGCCTTGCGTATTTCCACATCCTTTATTTTACCGCTCACTGGTGGAAACTCCTATGTTAGCGGCAAGGATAGTGCACGGGCGAGGTGAAGAAGCCTGCAGACAGAGCCGTGTATTCGGATCCCAGGTGGCATCTACCTTTACAGGAGATTTATCATATTCAGCCCATACGGTATCCGCCTGCACTGCCATTCCCTCTTCTGTGGTTGGCAGGTTATCCATATGCGTGAAGTCAGTACCGAATTGCAGGCCTCTATAATGTGTATTTGCCAGCACCAGGTGCAACTCGTCAATGATCTTTGCAAAGCCAAGAGAAGTGCCATCCTGTACCGTCTGCGTCAATTTCACTGATTGCCACTGCGCAGTATACGAAATACCGATACAGGCATTCGTCACCGCTGCTGGCAGGCCGGTGATAGTACCGGCGCCATCCACAGTATAGGTTCCCATATCGCGGCCTACGGTTTTAGTGCTACCATCCGGCATGGTGACGGTGAAAGGATTTATGGTGTTCCATCCCCAGACAACCACACTGGCACCGATTTGTGACGTCAGGCCGGTGATAGTGGTTGTTTCAGCACCGACATAATTAATATGGCTATCAGACAGCTTTGCCACCGGTTGTCCAGTGCATTCGCTTTCCAATGCCCAGCGCTCGAGATACACAACGGTGGAACTGTTGATCGTGCGCTGCACGGCATAATAAACCTTATCTTCAACACCGCCAGGCATGCAGAATATATCTGTGACAATACCAGCGGTCACAACTTTCAGGAAACCGCGTTCCTTCTGGATAGGATCGTAAACGCAGACGATAACAGTACCATCCCGCAATAAGATGTGGACACGGGTATCAATCTTACGCTGAACTGTTATTTTGCTAATGCCTATTTCAAATATTTCCGGGCAGAATTCACTCAGATCAGATGTGGTATAATCTACGATTGCATAGCTGCCCTGGTAGGCTATCTCGATAAGACGGGTTCCATACAGATTGTTATTGCCATTGTCTGGATCGCCGCGTTGTACGAATATGCCATTTGTATCTACCTGCACCGCTGCTACTGCAGCTGAACCGCGTGTGGAAGGTGTCTTGATATTGAAATCGGTTGGCGTAAGCGGCTCATCAAGCGCCGAAGAGCGGACAGATTTCTCAGAACCATCACATCCCACCAGCAGCCGCTGCAGGCCGAGTGCCCATTGAATGTCACTGACCGGACCTTGTCCGAAAGTACGAATAATCGGCGCGCTATCTCCGGTGACAGTCTGATCATAGCTGGCATAGGCATCAGATACAGAGCCTATAATGTAATCTTGCCCGAACCACCATAGCCTGCCTTCATAGAGAAGCGGTACATCCGGGAAACCTCTTATTGATGACCATATACCTTGTGACCATTGCGAGGTTGCATTAATACTGCCCAATGGTTTAAGGACGTGCGCGCTGACAGATGTTGAATTATTGTAGCCATCAATACGGACAATACCAGCAATACCGCTAGATTGAGCAAAATTGAGGGTTATGTGAGCGCTGCCAGTCCACGGACCTACCTCTACACCAAGGCGATAAAAAATTACCTGATTGTCGAAACCGTCATTATAAACATAATTCACTGGATTAGCGGTAAAAGTAACCCCAGTATCAACCCACGAGCCTGGCGCGCCGACGCTAAACTGCAATCTCAAAGTTCCGGTCCACGTTCCGCTAGTATTAATAATTAGATTGCGGCCACCATTTGCCGATATACCTGTTACCTCGACAGGATCGCTGAACTGGCCAACTCCTGCAACATCAGCATCTACCTGTTGACCGGACTGTGACGTCAATGAAAATAGACTTCCCACATGTCCAGCTTTGAAAAAAGGAATATTGCTGGTGACCGTAATATCACCATTCAAAGCGGAACCACTTAGCAAAATACTCTGATCGACATTTCCGTTGAGGAAGGGACCATCATCGGCGAAGTAATTTACCAATGACCATGAGCGTATGCCGCGGCGCTCTATCTTCATCTGAGGCAGCGTTCCATCTGTGGCAATGAATAATACATCAACACTCTCATCCCAGCGCAGATGTTGCAACATGGCAGAGTTCCATGTTGTGGCGATAGTCATGGCACCTGCAGCCTCTACCGTACACTGCTTAATGAGCGTCATATATTTGGTGGCGCTCGAGAACTGTATAGTGAAATTACCAGACGGCGTGAAGGCAAGAGAATGTATGCCAACTGCGAGAGTTGTTACGTTGATATAATTATCATCGCCATTTGAGGTGCCGACCCTTAAGACGACATAGCCCTTGCTAACGACAATGCGCAGAGCGTGCTCTTTATTCAGGTCACCGCCGGCTACCATTACCGTTTGATAGCGCAGGCCGCGCGCGGTACCATTGCCGGTCAGCCCCATATAATCGCCGGCAACGTAAGTAGATAAACCGCCGGGATCGTCACCTTGCGTCCAGCCGCTTAAACTACCAGAAAAACTACCATTCGTTACGGCAGTTGAAACAGAAACCCGGCTTATAATTTGCTCATTAACGCGCACACGCATCAGATTATTTGTGAGCTCTATAATGGCCGTGTCAGTGATTTTCCTGACGAAAGGAATATGCACTACGGTGGAATTACCGAAGACGCCATCAACATATGCCAGGCCGGGCCGCAGCATCATGCTGCCCAGCGTGCGGAACATCCAATTGGTGCAGAGGCTCGAGGAAAGCGCAAGACGCTTCAGGTCAAAGCGCGCGAGTGCAAGCGGGCTTATCAGTCCACGGTTAAAAGCGTAGGCAAGGATTTTAGTGCGAATTCCCATTATAAATATCCAAATTTGACAATATATTTCTTGTCATTATTATAGTACCGGGAAAGGATTTCATTATGCCAAAATTTTACGAACTTACCGGGAAAAAGTTTGGAAAACTCACTGTTATAGAGAGAGGTAAAAATAAAAGCGGAAATGCTACCTGGATATGCAAATGCGAGTGTGGGCAAACTTCTAATGCGTGGGGAAGAAGTCTTGTTAGTGGCCACACTAAAGCGTGCGGTAAATGTAGAGGAACGCATAGACTTACTAAAAGCACTATTTATACATGCTGGAAAAATATGCTTCGCAGGTGCAATAATCCAAGAGATAAAATGTATAATTGTTATGGTGGTCGTGGAATAAAGGTTTGTGAACGATGGAATACTTTTGAGAACTTTGTATCTGATATGGGTATAAAGCCCCAAGGTCTTACAATAGACCGCATAGATAATGATAAGGGCTATTATCGAGAAAACTGCAAATGGTCTACTCGAAAAGAACAAGCTGCTAATCGCAGTTATAATTGCACTGGGAAGAAAAATACTACGCATAAATAATTCCTAATAAAATCCTTGCCCTGTTCTATTTGGCCTCCCAAAATACATCCCTTGCCGTGCACGCGAAAGCTGACCACGGGGGAAGAAGCCAGGAGGTTCGTTCATTGCATCTTTAGAGCGGGCAGATATCAAGCGATCGCGGCGCGCCTTCTCCACCTTATCTCGTATTTTTTCATCTTTGGAGAGGTCACCCACAATCTTATTGGCGAAATGTGCGGCAACGAATTGCTTGAAAGTCTCCGGCCACGCATTCATATTGTTGCCGTACATGGGATCGCTGGAAACATACTTAACATAGAGCGTTGCAAGGTCTGCCCACCAGTAACTGGCCTCGTCATTTACCTGAGTAAGTGCAGCCTGAAAGTATGGTTCTGATGATAAAGCAGAGGTGCGTATATAATCAGCTGGTTTGGCGAAGGCATGCTGATAGCCGTATGTAGGCTGGATAGAGGGATCAAACTGGATCGCTACAGTACGGATAGCGAATGTCCACATAGCTTCTTCGAGGCAGGCTTTAACCCCGCCATCATTCCAGACACTGTCCAGAAGACGGCGGGATTTAACGTTATCAGTTACCGTGGCAAGCTGACGGTCTTCACAGAGAAGCAGTGCATCATTGTAAATACTTAACTGTGATACCGTCATAATTTCTACCCACGAGTACGCAGATGCTCATCCAGCCAGGTCAGAGCGTCAATGCGAGTTGTAAAGCCATCCTTCAGCGGCGGCATGCCTTCATTGCCTTTTTTGATAATTGTCCATTGGCCAAGCGTGGTCCATTCCACTTTGTAATCCTCAAACTCAGAATTACGTGTCTTGAATTTGGCGGCCGCCAGATCATGATGCTCGAGCAGGTGGACATTTGCCCAAGTGCGATCACAACTGACAACAAGGAAACGAGCATACCAGCTTCCGTCTTCACAAATGGCTTCAATGTGATCATGCGGCTTGAAACTTGAAGCTATATGTTTCCACCAGTCCGGGTTCTTCAGGTCGTCGACTTCTGTACCGCGCGGGGGCGTGACATCCCAGTCATTATGGAGATACCCCGTGAGCTTGATACGGTTCGGAGAGCAGGGCGGCACTGCGCGCGCCGGCGCTACTTTGCCCGCTTCACCGGTAGAGCCTTTCTTCGCTTCTTCTTTCGGTGCGGCATCCTGAGTTTTGGCTGGTTGTTTTTTTTCGCCTTCCTGCTGACTAAGTTGCAAGGCTGCATCCAATGGTGATTTGGCATGGATTGCGGCAGCATCGGAAGTTTCGGATTTAGGTTGAGTGGCGCTTTTCATCTGTTTCTCCTCTAAGGGTTAGCGGCTTTATTGCCGTATCTGAAACATAACACCAAAACCTTTCTTATGGAAGAAAGACTTCCTGACGGTGTCGCGCCGCCAGGAAGCCACCCGAGGAGGGTTACGTTGTGCCAAGCACCATTAGGTTGCGCCTACGGTGGTACCGGCACTAAGCGTGACACCACGTGTTGCTGTATCCAGCGTTTTCACACGGTGAGAAGTAATCAGCGGGGTTGCCGTATCAATGACAAATACAAGGTCATTGAGGGCAAGGCCAAGGTCCTGACCATTGCTGAAATAGTTTGCGCCGGCAACCGTAGCGGCTGCGTCAGCGGAAGTATAAGCCCACAGAGCAGCGCCCTGCTGGCTATTATCAATGCTTCCCTGCGAAATTCTGCGGGGAGGAAGTGCGGTATTATAAGCCATGGTAATTCATCCTTATTTTATTTTGGGTTAGTGAGCCGGATAATGCCACCGGCTCACCTTCACAGTCGCCTGCTTACGAGCTTACGTATGCAGAGCCGTCATGCACCATCGTCACGATACCAGCGCTCTGGAGCATTTTACCGCCCATGAACATGGTAGCGCGCGCGAAGGAGTAATCCTGCTCGTCATCGTAGCCGATTTTCGTATCGATCTCGCCAACGTTAGCGGCGTGACCAATAGCATCCTTGTGGTACATATAGCACTGCTCAGCAGTAGTGCCCTTGCCCACGATATTCGGATGCTCGATCCAGTTAACGCCAGCCCAGCGGAACATGATGGGCATGCTCTCGAAGGGTTTATCGTTGATATAATTCACGTTGGTGAATTCTTTGGCCTGGATCAGGTAATTGTGGAAGGCCGGCGAGATGACAGCGGAAATGTTGCCATCCTGCGGTACTTCGTTGTTACCTAAAATCGTCTTTGCACGGGCTACAAGTGCCAGTGAGGCAGTCTGCGTGGTGCCAGTGGTCTGGGTAGACGAACTGAGAGCCGACAGAATATCCTGGTCGATTTTACGATTGAGCACGCCCAGTGAGCTTTCCTGCATGATCTTACGCTGATCGCCTTGGCTTTCGAAGACATTGAAGCCGGTCTTGCGGACCAAGTCATGCCATTCAACAAGGGTTGCAGTATTTTGGGTGTTGCTGTCAGCGCGCGGTGCAATCAAGCCGTTGACGCCGCGGGTTACTGCCGTTGCGTGGCCAGAACCGGCTACCAGGAACACTGCCTGATTACCTTTTATGACTGCTTCGGTGGTAACGGTCTTACGCAGAAGGCTCTGACGCTGCTCGAACAGCTTCACATACTCCTGTCGGTATTGAATTTGT